ATGCTCACCATCAAGCAGATTGACGCTGCAAAACCCAAAGAGAAACCTTACAGGGTTGCTGACGGAAATGGACTCTTCCTCTATGTGCCAGCTTCGGGAAAAAAGGTCTGGCAGGTGCGCTATCAGTTCGGCGGGAAAGAGAAAGTACACACGATCGGCAAATACCCGGAGATTGGTCCGGCGGATGCCAGGAGCATGGCATTTGAGCTAAAGCGGGATTTAGCTATTGGCCTGAATCCGGCCGTGAAGAAAAAACAGAAGGAGAAGGAGCCTGATTCGTTCGGTTCAATTTTCGAAGAGTGGTACAAACACAAGAAGCAGGTGTGGTCAGAGAAGTACGCCAGTGAGCTAAGGCGCATGTTTGATGATGACATCCTTCCTTATATCGGCAAGCTGCAGATGGATGACATTGAGCCGATGGCTCTGTTGAAGGTGCTGCGGAGATTCGAGGATCGGGGCGCGATGGAGCGAGCGAATAAGGCTCGCCGCCGGTGCGGTGAAGTTTTCCGTTACGCAGTCGTGACTGGACGGTGCAAATACAATCCAGCGCCCGACCTGGCTGATGCGATGAAAGGCTATCGCAAACAGAACTATCCATTTCTTCCGGCCGACCAGATACCAGCGTTTAACGCCGCTCTCGCCACTTACTCCGGCAGCGTTATTTCCCGGGTCGCTACACAGATTCTTCAGTACACGGCCCTGCGCACCAAAGAGATGCGTAGCATGCAATGGACAGACGTCGATTTCGAAAACGACCTGATTACGATCGCCGCGGATGTGATGAAGAACCGCAAGGCACACGTGGTTCCAATGTCGAAACAGGTTAAGGCGCTGCTGAAGTTCCTGCAGCCGATCACTTCTAATTCTGCTTTTGTGTTCCCCGGACGAAATGACAAAGGGAAATCAATCAGCGACGCCGCCGTTCTGCTGGTTATTCGCCAGATTGGATATGAAGGCCTTGCCAGCGGGCATGGATTCCGCCACCAGTTCAGCACCATCCTGAACGAGCATGGCTGGCCGCATGATGCGATAGAGCGGCAACTGGCTCACGTCGATCGCAACAATATCCGCGGCATATATAATCATGCGCAGTATCTCGAAAAGCGTCGAGAGATGATGCAGTGGTGGGCGGAATGGCTTGATAGCAACGGGGGGTAGTCCCCTCAAATCGTCGGCCTACTCTCCTCATACACATGCAGAACCTCGAACGTTACCTTACCTACTATGGTCACATTTTCCAGCGCATCACCTTCGATTACATCTCCGCTCTGGCAAGCTATGTGGCGCTTCTCAATCCTGCCCACCTGAAACGCACCCCACGCCTCAAAGTAAACAACATCGCCCACCTTTGGCTTCATCGATTTATCGACCAGCACCATTCCATCAGTCGTAGGGATGAATAGCGTTGCCGCCGGATGAAGCACCATTAATGCGTTAAGGTCGATGCGCCTTTCGGCATAGTCTTGCGCCGGTGATGGAAAGCCCATGAGCAAACTCCTGCTTGATGATAATAACTGTATATAAATACAGTAATATCGATCGGTATAATTGATCAAGTCGTATTTGAAATGCGCGGCGCTTAAGAAATAAGGAAAATCACCTGAAGTTATTTTTGCTGGATAATACGCGCATTTTATATTTATTGCGTTAATACGGATAAATTATTATCATGCACGTAATTCACAACACGAGAGCGCAAAAAATGACTGATGTAATAGCCGGTGAACTGGAAAATGAAGATGATCCTAAGGGAAAAGCCAAGGGAGGCAAGGCTTTGGCTGCTAGTCGCACACCTGAGGAGCGCAAAGCTTCAGCATTGAAAGCAGCGGCAGCAAAGAAAGAGCTTTCGCTTCTTCCTGAAGTTGCATATGGCTCGCCAGATGAGCCACTAAGAATTGCCGACATTTCTCTTGAATGCTATGTGCTAAATGATGAAGCAAAGACGCGCGTATTGGCAGCCGGCGGAGTCGGAAGTGGCCTGGGTTTTCACCCCGCAAGCGCATCAGCGCGATTGGTTAATTTGGTCACCAGTGATCGCGTTTTACCATTTATAAACAACGAGTTAGTTCATCAGCTCCAAAACCCAATAAAGTTCAAATATCCATCCAGCAACATCATCGGTTCAGCTTATCCAGCCACGATACTTGCTGATATTTGTGATGCCATATTGGCTGCCAGAAAAGAGGGCACTCTTTTGAAGCAGCAGGCCCACATAGCCGACAAAGCCGAGATTCTTATCAGGGGATTTGCTCGCGTCGGGATCGTGGCTCTTATTGATGAAATTACTGGTTTTCAAAGAGATCGTAAGCGTGATGCCTTAGCCGCAATACTGGAAAAATTAGTTTCTAAAGAAATGCGCCCGTGGTTGAAAACTTTCCAGCTAGATTTTTTTGAGGAACTTTGTCGGGTGTGGGGGTATGCCATGCCAGAAAAGCCCGGCGCATACCCTCCAGTCTTTGCCCATGTCATCAGGGATATTGTGTATGACAGATTAGCGCCGGGAGTTAGATCCCAACTTCAAGAATTGAAAAAGAAGCGTGGAGGAAAAATGCATCAGTGGTTAAGTGCCAATGCGGGATACAATGACCTTACACGACACCTTGGAGAGTTAACGATGTTACTAAGAGTAACGCCCGATGGAGGGAAAGATCAGTTTATGGAAACATTGGATAAATTTAAACCCAAAATTACAATCGATCAGCTCATTGAGGCATCCGACTCCAAAAAGTTAATTGGAAAATAGAACCCACCCGGCCACCGCGCCGGGTTTTTAATGCATGCGGCTTGCGAAGGGTTTGGCGGGGAAGGAAATTTAGGTGGGCGACAATTGCCGCCCGACTGGTGCTAGCGCTCAAGCAGATTAAGGGCAATGTCTCTGGCTATGTTTGGCTCACCACACGACTCTCCGAGTATTACCTGCATCAGGGCATCCCTTGACAGCATGCGACCATCCGCAAGAATGGTAATTGCAGCATCTCCAATGATTCGAGCCACTTCATCCTGAGCTTCGTTGTTGAGTACGTTTTCCATGACACCTCCCTGTCCTGCATTTCTACCGTACGCCTGTAGTGGATATGTCACATAAGAAACGGCTCAAATGATCTCACCTCAAAGAGACACCCGCAGCCTGCATGAAGATGGACGCGGTATTGAGCTGCCCCGTCGCCGGGGCCTTTTTAGGCTTCGAGTCCGTCGATTGCCTTCATACGTTTCTGCAACTCAGTAATAACCGTATTCTGAGAATCAATAATGTCTTGCTGTGCTTGGATTGCCATCGTCAATTTGGCAATCATCGCAACCTGATCTAGGCTGTAAGCACCTACACGATTAGGATCTTGTTCAATGTCATAATCATCGGGAAGGCCTTCACCCATAACGCACTCAGGACTAGCCTGCACTAGATCGTTAGCTATAAAGCCAAGTTTAGTGTCAGATTCCTCAATTATCCCTCTTGCTTTGTACTTAAAAGTTGCTGGCTTCCATTTCATTACTTCTGATAGCGCTATGTCATTATCGGCGCGATAATGAATATCTTTTTTCAATTCTTTATCAGAGGTTGATGTCGTAGAAATATATCCTGTCAGCGTTGTACCTACATAAAGAGCCATTTGTGATCCTGATCCTGGGTTCGTCCAGTTAAGGTTATACCCGTACAGCGAGAATGCTCCTGTTGAACCTGCTTTACATCCATAACCGCCATTCCCAACCCTGAATAATCCACCACCCGTTGAAATTGATGACTGGAAATTAACCATAAGACTTGTGTTAGAATCGTTTATAATTCTTGATACGTAGTCAAGGCTGGCGTTTGCGAAATGAAAGTCAATAAATGGATTATCACTGTATAATTCTAATGTCCCGTTGCTTGAACTAACGTAGTTTTTATTATTTCCTGCATCTCCAATATTTACCCCGCCGGAAAAAGCTCCTCCGCTAAAAGTGGCATTACCAGAAAAGTTGGCACTTGTTCCTTTGATTTCTCCTGTAAAAGTGCCTCCGCTCTTATCCATCTTATCTGCTAAAGTGCTAGTGATTCCATTCCAGGCTGGCCCTTGCCATGATGTGCCATCAGGCAGTGTTACCGTAACCGTACCTGTGCCGATAAATATTTGCTGCCAGTTCGCTTTATCCAGATTGAAGCCACGAATTGCGTATGTGACTTGCGCCGCTAGCTGAGCTGTAATTGCTGCCATTGTGCCGTAAGGAACAGGAGTCCAAGCCTGAGCGCTTGCGGTTGGGCCGGTGTAATTCTCTAGCAGAGTCAGCGATGTATTTGACTCAATCGACTTAACGCCAAGCGTATATGCCAGACCTCCGACGGTAGAAACTATAAAGTCATTCACTTTTAATTCGGTAGTGAAACTTGTTCCTGTGCCGGTGACGGTTGCTAAGTTATTTGTTAAAGCAATAGTGCCTGCTGGCATAGTTTTCTCCGGGCAATAAAAAACCCGGCGCGGTGGCCGGGTTATGCTTAATATTTGGATTAATCAGAAGTAGTAACTGGCATCAATGCATGGAAGCTGGCATGATGCCTGAACCGCTTTAGGGTACTGATAAATAGCAGCTTCTATCAGAGTTGATTTTGCTCTTGCTGATGTAATGGAGTTTCCATTCATTTTCATTCCTGATTCTAGGCAGACCCTGAAAGTATAAATACCGCTACTTCTGGAAAAATCACCACGCTGGACTCCAAGGCTGCATAATGGAACCATAGGTTGTGATACAAAACCTGTTGGTCCTACCCACGACTGAATCTCTCCGGTCGTATCGTCATAGTTTTCGTAAGCAACAATGTCATAATAGGCATCAGTCCACATTACCGGCGGGTATTTGCTGGAATAAGTAACCTGACCTGCAGCATTTCTGATTACCATTCCGTAACCAGAAGCGGGAAGTGAAGGTGAAAAACCGCATGAAACAATTACTACCTGCACATTATTCACTGAGCCGCCCTGAACTGAGCCGTCAACACTACCAAATCCTGTGTAAGTTCTGATCATGTTGGTTGCCCTGTCCATGTAAAGCGGTGTATCTGTGTTTGACCACCGGGCAAATACTATATAATTTCCGAGGTTTAAAACATCGGATGGAATAGACCACTGACCATTGATATTGATAACTGCCCTGTAAGTTACAAAACCAAGATATGAGGTGTCGCCAATTTCCATAAAATTGGCACCATTGGTAATGCGAACGCCATATTGAGTTGAGGGATTAGCGGCGTATGAAACTGAGAATACATCCGCATAGCCAGCCTCTACTGCGGCCGGGGTGTTACCATTAGGGTTGATATATCTGGCGTTGAAATTTAATGTGCTACCGCCAAACGACATACTTTTGATATATGCCATTTGTGGGCCTGCAGGATTTCCTGAATTGTTTACCTTAACCAAGTTTCGCGGAACGATCAGTGCTTTACTGTTGACGGGCTGAGACTTGAATCCGCCAACAGACCCAGCGTTTGCCAGCATCTGTGCACTCCCCAGATATGATGCATACCTCATGGATGCATCCAGAATGATTTGTTTTCCGCCATCATCGGGTGTAATGCGTGCGCCATAGATATCAGCCATCAGTTAAGTTTCCCAGCCTTAAATCTCTCAACACCATTAGTGTCAAAGACTGTAAGTCCATCGGAATTAAAAACAGACCCGCCAGATTTACCACTTCCTCCATAAAGCTCGAATGAGCCATCATTTCTCATAATTGTTCCAGATCTTCCTGCGACGTAATTTGCTGAATACCAAGATCCAACTTTCGCGAGCGTGATAGAGGCGTAATTAATAAATGCGTCATTAATGAATACCTGGCCATTCACTGCGGAAAATGCAAGTTGATAATTACCAGCATTGCTGCCGGTATAAATACCGAACTGGTCAGCATTGAATGCGAGTGTTGATTTGTACGAACTACCGGATGGCTCTATGCCTACAGCCATTCCAGCGCCGTAATACACACCCCCGCGCGTAATACCCACCCGTAGTGTGTATGAAGCCTTTGCGGTTCCATCTGAATTAACCACCGCTGTAAGCTTCTCATTTACAGCTGCTGTAACGTCGCCAATTTGAGCCTGCACCTGAGTTTCAAGCTGTGCCATGGCCTGCGATACCGTAGCGATGGTGGTTCGTACAACAATGATGTCTGCCCTTACCTCGCCATTCACCACAAATTGATGGTCAACGGTGGCGTTATTATCTAGCGCATTCTGCAGCATGCCTTCAATGTTGGTGTCGATTTTACCTGTCAGATTCTCGAATGCTTCTGAATCGCGGATCGCATCATCAATGAGATCAATCATGCCCGGTATATCAGATGAAGCCTGACCTGACGCTTCGACGAACGCAGACACGCCGAAGGCGTTTTTGGTGCGCACATACATGTAGTAGGTTTTATCTGCCTTGAGGCCATGCAGCGTCCACTGTGACGAGCGACCAAGGAATTGCGCCTCATCTTCAACAGCACCGATGCTGCTAGCCGGAACCTCACCGGTGTACCAGAACTCGAACGAGGTATCGGTAGTTGCTGACACACTCATTACCGGAACGATGTCGGCGGAGAAGATGCCCGGCGTCCATTGAATGAATGTTGGTGCAGAGGGAGCGCCGATCACCAGGCTAACCTGCGTTTCCGTGCCCTTCATCCCATTCTCATTACGTCCACGCACGCCGAGTGAATAGCTGCCTGCATCCAGCCCATAAAAGTCATAGCGGAACTGGTCGGTTTCGTACTGCGCCACCACCTTTCCATCCATGCTGTAGACATAGAGCTCGAAGACAATTTTCTTGGTGAGCGTTGCGGTCTCCCACGTTGCCGTGACCTGAATGGTCTCGCTGTTGACGTTGATGATGCGCAGGTTCTCGATGTTCGGCACACGGTAGCCGTTAAGCGTATCTCCGGGAGTATCGAATACCGCGCCATCATCAACCACGGCCTGCTTGTTAGGGTCGTACAGCGTTGCTGAGATGGAATAGACGGAGTTGTTCTCGTCTTCCGAAATACCCATGATGCGGAACAGGCGCGGCGCGACTTCATCAGTAGAGATTACGAATACGGTGCCATCACGCACCCAAGCTGGCGCTGACTTTAAGGTGATAACGCGGCCTGCAACGCTGGCAATCTCGTACTTAATGAACTTACCAGTTGAACCCATGATCGACATTTTGTCTCCGCTGCCAGCCAACTCCGATACATCCGCATCAACAGTAATCGAAGCGACTGTATGCGATATGATACGGCCGCCGAGGCGAGTCGCTGCATAGTTGTTATCCAGCACCTCAACAACATCGCCCGGGATAAAGCGAATTGCCTCACGCGCCATCTTGAAGTTCGTCTTCTTGGTTTCACGTTTGGCGGTTTCGATTAGCCATTTGCCGGTGCGGAATGCCTGACCGCGTGACGTGCAGCCGAAAGCCTCCATCGTGGTTTCGTTGTAGCCATAGCGGTCAATCAGGCCATCATCAGATACGTATTCCTTCACCTGAGACCAGCCGTTGTTCGGGTCTGTCCACGAAACGATTACCGCGTTATAGCGCTCGGAACGCTTCATCGAGCTGTAGGTGAACAGCCCATCAACTACGTTTGCATTGGTGATTGATGCAACCGGGTCTTGCGGGTTATCCAGCATCACTGAGAATCGCATGCCATCCCAGAGGGCTATGCCACGGAACATGCCGGCGATATCGTCCAGCAGGTCACGCGCACTTTTCTGCTCGGTAATGTAGGCGTTGAGCGTGAAGCGTGGCTCTTTGCCACCAAAGCCATCATCGACAAGCTGATCGCAAAACTGTGAAAGAACGTACAGGCTTCCGTCGTCGACATCGACATATCCAGCACGACGTGCCAGACCGTAACGTGTGTTTTTAACCAGTGCGCGGAACAACCAGGCGGGATTGTTCGTCCATGCCGATTTGAATCCACCCGTCCAGATGCCGGTGTAGGTACGGGCGATCGGGTCATAGTTATCCGGCACATCGACAATCAGCCCACGCAGATGATATGTGCGCGAAGGGGTGTCAGTGTATTGATCACGGTCAACCACGCAGCCAGCAACAGCAGCGTAAGGGTAGGACAGGTTATCGTCGGTGATTTCGGTAAAGCTGTTCCAAATAGTTCCGTTGTTAAGCAAATCGCTTGAGCTGTCTGCGGTTACTCGACGCAGTCGGATGTCAAAGGGCTTCGTTTCTGGCGCATCAAACAGGTGAGCTTCGAGATATTCGCCAGACTGTTTGCCAGTGATTGTAACGGTCTTCTGAATTTGCCATGCACCAGCGCTACCCGAGCGCGTTTCGATCACCATAGTCACAGACGTTTCGTGTTGGTTCCCTTTGGTGTCTTGCTCTACAAGGGCGGATACGCCAATGTTCATGCGTACGCGATCAACATCAGTATCCGTCACCGTACGCACAAGTGGCGTTGCCTGGGTAACGTCGGTGTTAACGACTGTTGTCGCCTCGATAGCATTGAATCCATTTATTGGCGTCTGCGTTGCGGTTCCCGGGCGCCATGCCACGCTCACGCCATTAATGGTCGTGCCGCCAAGAGAGTCAGTTACCGGCGTCTTATTCAGCATGAATGAGGAAAGGTGTTGCTGGTCTACAGGCCCGTAGATCGGGCCTTCACTAATGAGGTCGAGAACCCGGAGGAATTGCTTTGATTTGAGGTTGTCGTCGATTAATTTTGGAGTGCTGCCACCGCCGCCGCCTGAGCTCATGCTTTCACCTTAACTAATTGAGATATTCCAGTCCTGGTTGTTCGATGTATCGATGCCAAGGCTGATTACGTTCGAGCCAACAACCATCTCGCCTAGAAGAAGCGGCACCGGCCTGCCCTGACCTATGCGGTTCTCGGCGCTGGTGAATGAGTTGTTGGTTATTGAGTTGGTGTCCTGATCCGCCGATGACGCAGTCTTCATATGCGAGGTCATATAGAGCGAATAGGCAACTGAAGCGACAGTGACCGCGACCATAATCCAGACTGCCGCAACCGCCGAAATCGAACCTTCGACGATCGGTACAAACAGCACAGTGGCGCCGTCTTTGATGTGCCGGTTCATGTGGAATTCGAGATTGTCGCCTGAGATGTCGCTGCCATCGATGCGCATGCGCAGTCGGGTTTGGTAGAAGTCGCGTTTAAATGCGGGACACTGAGCCAGCAACAGGCGCAGCCCCTGCGAGGGTGTATCGACGTTTAAAGTGATTTGGCGAAAATGTCGTCGTAAATTCCCCGCAAATCTAAAGATGAGCATTGTTCATGCCTCCAGATGGAGTGGATCAGAGGTACGTGAATCTGGCGAAGCGGTTCGCGGCGGCTAAGCCTGCCGTGCACTTCGTGATGCAGGACGATGTTGTCACCAAGCCAAATCATGGCGTGGCATGGGTCGCACTCGGGAAAGGCGCGACGGATAATCACATCGCCTGGCTGAATAGCTTCGAAGCCAACTTCGTTAAATCCATTGGCTGCCATATTCTTCAGGTAGAGGTTTTCACCGCGCACCCACCAACCACTGGTTCTCTCGAAGTCGGGTAAATCAATACCGGACAGGTGGTAGGCGTCACGAAACAGCGTGTAGCAATCCATCACGCCATGTTCGAACCGGCGGCCCAGCAAATGCGGCACAGGGCAGAATTTGCGTAGCTCCCCACCACTTGCCAGCCACCATTCGATTCCGGTAGCCAGTTGTGCAGTGCGATCGGCAGCGGACAGCACCAGTTTTTGCTCTGGATGAGAATGAAAAACGGCGGTGATTTCTCCCGCCGCTTCTGCTTCAAGCCAATCCTTCTCGCCTATCCGGAAATTGCGCCCCGGATCGGGATGCTCGTTTGCGCAGCGCCACAACCTATTGCCATCAATAATCAGCCCGCACACCTCATTTGATGACTCCTCAGCGCATGCCAGGCATTCAGATTCAATCATCACGACACCTTAGCTGAGCCAGGATAGCCGCCGTATGGCAACGCACTTGGTTTAGCGAAACGAAAACGGCAGCCGCTGCGATGCTTAGAGCATTTATCGCGCGACATGTCTGAGGTTGGATTGTCTTTCTCGTCAGCAACAGGACCGCCGGAGTAACCGCAACCGTCGCCGCGATAAACCCACTGGCAGACATCCGCCAGAATAGTTCTCGCCGGAATGATTGCATTGTCGCAGTCAACCGGCGTGGCAAGGTTGTAGGTCACCGTCTCGAAGGTCTCTTCCGCCATTTCCTCAATAACGTAGCGCGATACTGCTTCCATCGTCGGATCTGCATTTGCGTTACCATTTGGAAAATTCACCGTGTCGAGATGCTTAACCAGCACCTGCCGGCGCGTCACTACTGCACCTAATGCATCCTCGAAATCGTGGTTGATGCCGGTTATTAGTCCGGTGATATTCGCTACCTTCATCGTAGGCCGCGAATAAGTGCCTTCAGATTTAACCTCAAAACCTTCAACGGCGATCGGATATGCAGAGTAAGCGCGGCCCTGCCAGATTACGTCGTTGAAATAGTCATTGGTGCCAGAGTGGAAGCGGAGAACTTCGCCGCCAAACGCCTGCAGGTCCACTTCGTACAGGTCGAGCATTGCGCCAACACCGGCGTCAACACTCTCGATGATGAGTTCTGTTGGAATGTCTCTCATATTGCGCCCATAAGAAAGGCCGCCAGATGGCAGCCAAAGTATGATTACTGATCGAATATCAGGATGTTACTGATTTACCGATGAGGTTATTTTGGGTGTTCAGTCCGTCCATGTTTGGGGTATGGGCGCATACAGAAATGAGTAGCGGCTGACTACCACAATAAAGGACTAAAATGATTGAGCTCAAAGACAGCACAATAGGTTTTAACTCTAACCACTCGAGCAATGAGTCTATTGGTAAAGAGTTGAATGACATAAAGATGATATTGCTTAGTATTGCGATGAAACTTGATGAACCAGAAAGGAATCAACTTGCAACCGAGCTTTCGGAAATAGATTCCCCGGCAATCAAGCAATGGGTGCATAATTTGAAAACTACGACCGAACGTTAATACCAGCCTTTAAGTGGTATGTTGCACGCGAAGCGGCAGAATCTATCGCCGCTTTTTCGATGACGCCTGATTTATGCAGAATTCCGCCCGGGCGCTGTGCATTTTTAATCACATCTGTTGCTACCTTTTGCATCAACTTTGAAAATTCTTCGGTTGTTGTCTTTGGCATAGCCATACTGGCGAATGCTTTTTCTAATGCCTCTACACGCTGTTCTAATGTCATAATTCACTCCTGATTTATCGGGGTACTTGCTCAAATGTCGCTGTTAGTTGGTAAACGCTGCCGGTCTTCTGCATCGACCAAGAGCGGCATACGTATAACCCTTGAATGCCGGTATCGGAAGGCGTCCAGTAAAACGACTCAACGGCCATCCTCGCCTTTAGAAAATCTCGCGCCGCTTTTGCAATGTTAGGCCGCAAGCATTTCGTATCGTCGTAGCCAATGAAAGTCAGCGGATATTTGCCCATCAGCGGATTGATGCCTTTCAATTGCCGCTGCTCGTAGCCATCGCCCAACTTCACGACGCCCACGTCAGGCGTGTCCTCTCCAGAGAATCCCGTTTGGTGAATACATGTGAATGTTTCTGGCATGTTGTTTCCTACTTGGTTTTACTGAGGAGTCCGCGCGGGCGCTGCTGGTCTTGGATGGTGCGAATCGCAACGGTCTGCATCATCTGCGCCATCTGCTTCTGTGTGGCTTCGTCAACGCCGCCGGTTGTGTTGATATCGAAGTTAAATGTCATCGATATCCCACCACCGCTTGCGCCGCCGCCACCCAAATCGCTATTGCTGATTACCTTGCCGTTATCGCCCGGAATCATGTACTGGCTGCCATTGCTGGCTTTGAAGATTTCAGGCTTACCGCCTTCACCTACGCGGTACATTGAGTTGGCGTTAACAGGGCCGCCGTGCTCACGCATACCGGCCAGTGACATAGTTTGCGCTGTTGTCATGGCAGTAGTGTAACCAGCCAGGCCAGCCGCAGCAGCTCCTCCAGATGTTGCTACTGATGCCATCATCGCCGCAGGAGACCACGCTGCAAGTAATGTGGCCGCTGCCGCTGCACCAGTAGCGGTTGATGTTGCAAGTGCGGCTGCAGCTGTTGCTTGATTAGCCGCGATTGCTGTCTGCTGTGCTGTCTGCCCCATTACCGCAGATTCCACCCATCGAATTCCCATCTCAACTAAGCTGCTTACCACCCCATTTAAAACAGCAGAACCAAGATTGGCGAATGCTTCCGACAGGCTTTGAGTTCCATTAAGAAGGCCTGTTATGGCATTAGATGCCCCTCCACCAAGCGATTCAATAGCGGTGCCAAGCAGTTCATTAGATTCACTCTGCGCCTTATAAATCTGCCACTGCGCTGCGATCCTTTGCTGCTCATATTCGTTATTGGCGGCATTTCGAAGGGACAGTCCCTGCTGCTCACTGATTAACTTTTGCTGCTCAAATTGTTTGATGAGCGATAGCTTCTGAGCATTTTCGTTAGCGAGCTTCTGAACTGGATCGATTTCGCCTACGGCCTCCATAGCTGGAGAAACTACCTGTTGAGCGCGAATCTTCGCGAGATTCACCTGGTGCTGCTTTTCTAGCTGCTCAGCCGTAGCATTAGCCTGTTGTTGAGTGATTTTTTTCGCAGATAGCGCGGCCTGCAGGTCGTCTACGTCCTGCTTGTAGCTCGCATTCTCCTTGGCTTCCGGCAATAGCTTCTCAGCTGCAGCCTGAGCGCGAATAGCATTGCCAGTGTCCCATTTGGCGGCGGCATACTTACCTGCCAGCGCAATATCTTCCTTAGTAGCAGCACTCCCAAGTGATTGCTGGGCCGTTAGAATGGCCTGCTCACGGCTCAGCTCTCTGGTGGAGTCACCAGCTAACTCTGATTGCTGTTTGAGGTTTGCCAGCTTCTGCGCGATGGATTCGGCTTGCGTTTCGGCCTTCTTACCTTCAGCTACTCCTGCGCGTGTCTCCTTGTTACGGTTTGCTTCTGCCTGTTGAAGGTCGTATTGCGCTCCAGCAAGCTCGCCAGCTGTGTTTATCTGGTTTTGGTTGCCGCCCTTTGCGTTGGCCTCCATCCGTGCCTTGGTTACTGCGCGAAGGCGTTTATCAGTGATGGCCAGCAAAGCGTTTTCGGACTCGAGGTCTTTGTTGAACGCGTCAGCCTGATCGCTTCGCGGCAACTGCAAGCTGGTTGAGTTGAATTTCTCTTTTGCCTTACTGGCAAAGTCGATAGCAGTGCCTAGCTGATTCATCAGGCCAGAGGTTACTCCAGCAGCGTCTCCATCTCGCTTAAGCAGGTCTATACCCTGCGCGAAGGTGCCATTCATCTGGGCGCGTAGAATGCCGGTCTTGCTGACTGTCTGGCTGAGCTTGTTTTGCGCTGTCTCATTCTGCGCCAGTAATTGCGTGTGCTCGCTCTGTGCATCAGTCAACTCAGAAAGTGTCACCTTGTAGAGCAGACTGCCTTCCTGAAGATAACTAAGCGTGCGGCGCAGCCGAGACTGCTGCAGCTCATTGGATTCAAGGCTGGACTGGTTATCCTTGATCGCATCTGCCTGCGCTTTTATGGATTTGGTGGCGTTATCAATTTCTGCGGCAAGCTGAACCTGACTCATGCTCTTCATCTTGGCAATCACGCCATCCAGCTTGTCAGCGAAATCGATGCTCTCCTGACGAGCCTGTTGCATTTTCTGATAGAAATAAAAGATGCCCGCCGCCGCGATAACAGCCAATCCTGCTGGGCCGCCAATTAACGCCAAAGCTCCTTTAGCTAAGCTGCCAATCGTGGTTGTCGCAGCAGCAGATGCCGCGGCTGCTGTTCTGGTTGCAGCTGCTTCAGCCAGTTGCGCTTCGGCATATGCTGCGGAACGCTGGATAGCTACAGATTTAACTGCGACAAGGTTTTCAAGCGCGAACGCCTCCGCCGCCGATCCTCTGGCAACGTTGTATTCCGTTTGCGCCAGTGCCAGGTTCGATAAAGCCTGCTCTTTGTCCAGGCCAGCCTTAAGCGCAGTAACGCGAGCGGCGTTAGCTGTAGCTGCTGCTGATTGGGCTGTAGCTGCTGTCTGAGCCTTCGCTGCCAATGAATCATCAATGCGGGCTTTGGTAGCCAGCGCCAGCGCACCGACAAAACGGCCGCCAAAGATGACGGCAGCAACAGCAATCGCATTAGCTACGACATCAAGATTCTGGCTAAGCGAAATTACGCTATCGTTGAACACCCGAATGGTGGTTGATACGCTTGCGCTTTCCCCAACGAATTTAGTTATGTTGTTGGTTGCGATCGTGAACGCTTGGCCCATTGTGGTTACGGTATTGGCGAACTCTTTAGCTATTTCATCACTCTGTTTAAGCAATCCGTTCACCACAACTTCTGTGGTCAACTTTCCTTCAGCGGCCATTTTTCGCAGTTGACCAATGGTGACACCCAAAGAATCAGCTAAGGCAACCGCTAAGCGGCTACCGTTCTCAGATATTGAGTTGAACTCTTCACCACGTAGAACGCCGGATGCGAGCGCCTGAGAAAGCTGCGTCATAGTCGAGCTGGCTTCCTCAGTGGTTGCACCTGACACCGCCAAACCTTTGTTGATAGTAGAGGTGAGAGTGACCAGATCTTTGGTGCTGGTTCCTGCGCTGCGGGTCGCTCGCTCAAGACGACCATAAAGTGTCGCTGTAGCTGCGAGGCTGCTCATTGTATTTTGAGAAATATCGAAAACACGCTGAGTCACTTCTGCCAGTGATTCATTGGCGCGTACCGAGTTAGCTAGCTTGTTATTAACATTTACCCACTCGTTTCCGTATGCGGTAACCTGCTGAACTGAAATTGCTGCAATAACGCCGCGGGCCACCGCACTCAGTCCTGACATGGTTCGCTGCACTGAAGCAACAGAACGCTCAGTTCTGTTAACGCTAGCCTCAAGCCTCCCCATGCTGCCGCCCATGCCATTTAGCGCAGCATCAACTTCACGGCGGGCCGCCAGCAGGCGTGCGGTATCCATATCCACTTCATAGATGATGCTGCCTGCGTTTAAAGTGCCAGCCATTGACTATTCCTCGGGCATAAAAAAACCCCGCCGGAGCGAGGTTTCTTTGTTTCGTATAGGTGATTAAATTTTTGATTTACTCACCGAGTAAGATTCTACTTTACCATCGTGCGTTTTGACTGTGAGAACCTTGGCGTCTGCGCTGAACGCACTGCCAATGCTGTAAGTCCATATCAAAAGTTCATTGCCTTCTGAATCGACAGTGGTTGTCGAGGGGCTGCCAAAGTAAGAGATGACATCTTGCTTCGTGGTTTGCCCTTTCTGAACATTAGCCAGTTTCGATTCATCAAAATTGGTGCCAGTATATACACAGCCAGATAAAACAATTGCCATCAACGATCCAATAATCAGCTTCTTCATTCCCTTCCCCCAAAAGCATTAAGTGGGATAAATCCTAAAGGGAAACTGATGCAAAAGAAAGCAAGAAACCCGCAGTTAAGCGGGTTGGGAGGAATTACCTAAGTTTAAATGAGGGTTTCATTTGAGGGTGTAAGTTGAAGTTACACCCTTTCAATTAAGCCACGTCAGCGCCAATGATAAGGTGGCGAAGCGCCTTTACGCCCTCAGCGTTGTAGCGGAAGGCTTCGACCTGCTTGCTGCTGTATGCTGATTTGTCCATGACGGTAATGCCGTACTGCTCAGTTTTCAGGTTGTTCGCGTTTGCCACCCGTCCGATCTTCTGAGCTGACACTCCAAGCATCTCGCCAACCTCTCCAGCAGAGTGATAATGATCTTCCAGTTGAGGTAGAGGAAGAAGCTCCATGCCAGCGGCATCATTTACTGCGCGAGCCATTGCTGTTTGCTTCGCTACATCGCTCAGCTTCGGCATATATGAAAGAGCCAGGCTCATTGCCTCAACTTCCATTTTGATGGCGCGCGCCCTGCGATATTCAGGAAGATGCGATTTAGATTTCTGCGGCAGAACTTCACCGCTCTCAAGTTGGCGCCAGCGAGTTGCAACTTTGTGGCGTAATGGAATGCTGTACCCAGTCATCAGGGTAAGCGTCAGGTCTTGGTCAAGCCAATACTCTTGGTAGGTGCGACCCTTGCCATCTTGGTAATCGGCGGAAAAGTCCGCCGATTGAAGATTGAGCGCCTCAAACATTTTTCGGCAGTCATGCAACACGTCTTTATGTTGCTTTCCTGTCAATGCCGCAATCTCACGGCTCGACATTTTGGTGACACCAGATCTTCCATTTGCTACAGTTAACTTAGTCATAGACGTTCCTAGGCGTTATTAGACTTCAGTAGACCGCCAACTCCACATTGGCGGTTTTTCTTTTTGCGTCACTGCAATCTTTGCTGGCGCAGGAAAGGCAACACCCTGCTCCAGTTGTCATCCTTCCATGGTTGATGTTCGATGTGTTTAACTTCTCTTTCGATAAGCGCCCGCGCCTTCTCCAGTGTTCTGGGGTATTCATGGGTGATTGAATAGAAGTGACCAGCCATGCGGTGTTCTGCAACGCGAAGCAGCGGATACACCTCATTAGCTGCGTTCATCATTACCGAGCTAGCCCGCCACAGCCACGCAAGATCGCAGAGTTCATCATCCGTAAGCTGCCGATCCAGATGTGATGGAAGCGCATCCTTTCCGATGAAATCACCCTCAATCACTTTTCCTGCTAAATATTCGACCGCTTCAGCAGTCTGTTTGGCTGTCAGCTCATCAATGTGTTGAACTCCGAATTCTTTGTGTACCAGTTTATAAACCGCCTGGTATGTCATGCCGTACTTACCCATGATGCGATTAACGATTCCTCGCAATGGGGTGCGGTCATCTACGGTAGTTTCTGGCTTGCGGATTGCTGCGCCTTTAGTCCAATAATCATGCAGCGCAGTAAAACACTCTTCTTGATAACGAACTAAGCGGTCCCGGATGTCATCACGAACTTTTGCCGGGTTGATGCTGAATAGCCAGCCGTTGAGCTTTTTAAGTGGAAGGCAAATCATTGCTTGAATGCCGCCGAGTGAAGGCATATTCATATGAATACACCCAAATTTATCCATGTGGCGCGCTAACTTCTGCTGCTGTGTGCCCCAACTCATGCCGAGGTTTTCAACGATCGGCTTCATCGCTACATATGCAACACCTGCAGCCATAGCAGTGATGATGTGTTGGCCGTGGAACGGCAGAGAAGTAGTGTTTACTGCTTCGATAATTGCTATACTGTTCATTGTTGGTTTCCCGCTAGGTTACTGACATTTGAGACCCGGTTAGTGTTAGCGCACAGCCGGGTTTCACCGTTTTTATGCTTTGATGAACCCATCTTCTTTCAAGCTCCGCTCAATCCTCTTAATAACTTCGCTGTTTAGAGATCTGCCTTCTCCTTTGGCTGCCTGCTTTAAGAGCTCTTTAATTCCGTCAGGAAATCTAATTCCAGTTGGTGGAATGTTTCGTGCATTTTCCATTATTGCCTCGCGTAAATGATTACATGATGTAGCCATTCAGATACTACATCATGTAACTATCTTGTCAAGTAAAAACTAGCTACATTATGTAGCCATACATTTTAAGAGGATAAGCTAATGAAAGGCGCTAGCCAGATTGCCCCCTTCGGACTACGAATGCCGGAAGAACTCAAAGACAAGCTGGCTGAAAGGGCTTCTGCTAACGGGCGATCTCTAAATTCTGAGATATTGTTTGTCTTGACTAGGGATGTTGCCGTTGAGGGGAATCCTGACCAATGGCTTGAAAAGCTAATCGAGATGATGAACGCAACTGACACATCTACCGACAAGGGGCGAGCAATGTTTACTAGGGCTGTTGCTGAAGCTATAAGAGACATTACTCGTAGAATTGATGTAGAAAACAACAGATTGCGAGTCATCGCTGACGCTCATAGGAAAATCGAGAAATCCACAGAGCCCCCATTCTAAGCGGATTTGGCTGCTTTTGCTCTCCTTCGCTCCTGCCTGGCAAGGTGAGCATCAGCCACCGAGTCGTATTCTTCCTTGGTGAAGCCCTTCTGTTCCGGATATTTGGCAGCCAGCAGCAACTGAAAATCGGTCATCGTTAACTGCTCTGCCTCTTCCCTGCTCATGCCAAGATGCGTCCGCGCTGCGCTGATGTACTCAAATGCGTTGAATTCGCTAGATGACTGAGCGCCTTCGTGGCGCTGCAGCTTTCGCACCTTTGCCTTACCAATGACGCCATGAGCCAAAAGGGATCGGGCAATGATGACCATTTCATCCGGTGCCATCCGACCTTTTCGATAGACGAATGTCCATTTCCCTGACCTTCCCGGCACAATTTCGCCTGTCAGCGCCGATACATCCTGCGTTGAGCAAGCCTGAAGCACCGACATTGCAGTGACGAACGCTTTCTTGCTGTATTGCGGCGAAGCGAGGTGTGATGTCAGCCAGGCGGGGATGGTGCCGAACGCCTTGAGTGCTTTACGCATCATGTCGCCCACTTCATCGTTATACAGGTTATACAGTGCCTGCACGATTTCATCTGGCTCACCAATTCGCGTCATGTTGATGAGTGAAGGCCGGAAGAAGTATTCATTATCGCCATCACTAATCACACACTCGCCTATTTCCTTCAGTGGCGTCATGTTTCCTCCATAAGCATTATCAAGGGCAGTCTAAACCACCCTTTGGAATGGTTACGAAGAGGTGACTGTAACCGCTGTAGTACCAGTGAAATTTCCATCGGTAGACGTGAAGGTGATGGTCGCTGTGCCTGCCGCCACGCCGGTGACTAAGCCGGTATTGCTGACTGTCGCCTTCGTTGCGTCGGAAGTCGTCCATGCGCCGGTGCGATCGGTTGCATCGGTTGGCTGAACTGCACCGGTAAGCTGGCGGGTAGCACCCACAGCAATCGATGCGGTTGCCGGGGTTACGGTCACGCCTGTAGCTGGGATCGCTTCTTCGGTGTCAATCACCTGAATAGTGGTTGCATCGCCAACTTTGAACTCAGTGGTGAAGGTCACGATGTCATTCGTGCCGCCATCAGAGCTCAACGCAGTGATGACCATGTAACCCTGGAATGTTACTTCACCGTATTCCATGCGTACCCAGATACCAGGCTGACGGCGTGCCTTTAGCTCAGCGGCGAAATACTTGATGAAGCGACCAACGCCATACTGGTCCAACTTGCCTTTCTTACGCACTTCACCTTCAAAGCTGATGGTGAAATCTGAATTGGTGATGATGCTCTCAACAAAGCCGCCACCGTCATCCGCATCGGAAGTTACTGTGTTAGGTGAGAAGTCCCACCCTTTGCTCGTTCCTGCAGCCAGCGCTTTCCATTCCGATTCCTGCGGCAGCGCATCGCTGCAGCCATCGGCAACTTCAAGCACAACGGCGCCACCGAACAAACGTTCGTTGCTGTTCTGGCAATCAGCCATGGGGTAATTCCTCTTTGACGTTTATTTAGCTGCCGAAAGTGGCAACAAACTGAAGCCGATAGACAAGTCTGCCTTCGGTTGTTTGGACGGGGGCAGGAATGCCGCCGAGGTTTTCCAGATAGCCGACACAGGCGTCAGCCATTGGGTTTTGCTGAACGTAATCGATGATTGCATTGACGCGCTCGTCAACCATGGCGTTTCCGCCTTTAGCACCAATCACATCAACCATGACGTAGTAATCAGCGCCGAGCTGATTTCGGATCGAGCCGCCACCATTAGGGCGAAACACTATGAACTTGTCAGCCTGATTACCGCTGTCATTCCACATCAGCAGCTGAGTGATGAATCCATCTGTCAGGCCAGCATCAACAAAGTGATTACGCACGCGCGTATGCATTGGAGGCGTCATAAGGACATCTCCTTGCGAATTACCGCTTCCACCTGGTCTATAGCGTTCTCGGCACCCTTCTCAAGGAATTTTGGTTCGCCTGTTTTATCCCAGATATAACCGCGCGAGCCCCGCTTCTCGCCCTTTTTCACTGGCCTTAAAGTGTGCTTGCCGAGATGTATGCCCTTCGCCTCATGCACATACGCTGCATAATTCGCTGAATAGCCGATCCGCCCGGTGATGCGCACTCCGCGCACAACGACCTCACGGAACTGAGAGTTAAGCAGTGTGCTCGAGTCTATAGGCGTTAGGGCCGCTGACTCTGTGCCGATGATTAACAAGGCAGAAGTTAATGCCCTAACTGTTCGCCGGTCCTGAATGTTATCGATAGCGCGGTTAACGTTGCGTGAAACCTGCCTGATGCCTTTTACTTTCACGCCCATGACTACACTCCAGTAATTATCGCGAAATCGTCTGCCGTACGCTCAAAGGTGTCTGCATAGCGAATCGCTTGCATCACCTCATCGGCACCGGCCGCAATTGGGTCAGGCTCAGCAGAAACGCCAATGATCAGGTAATCGCCGGTGTCAGCCAGCGCATACTCTGTCCACACGGTGTTCTTAATTACCTTCTCACCGCCGATGTCGCCGAGCCGCTTGGAAAGCCCACCCTGATAATCACAGGCAATCACCAGTGGCGCTTCGAACATCGGGTCGCCGTAATCATTGCTTGCTCCTGAGCGCTTCCAGATCGTCGCCTGAGCGGTGTATGACCAATTAGCCAATGAAGAGATAGATCACCTCCTAAGGAGCCTCTACGCGCTCAATCTCAAACCATTCGATATTCAGGGCATTCACCTGCTGCCCATTACCTACCGGAACGAACAAGCCAATCGTGTCGCTCATTTCCAGCCTGAGATATCTTTCAATCACGAGATGTGAAACCACGGTCTCGCTGAAAATTTTGGTGTCGCCATCAACGCGATAGACCACGGTGACATTTAAAGCCTTTGTGACAATGCCCATTTCATTCCCTCCAGCTAACGACAATGGGATTCTCAGCCGCAATACGCGGGCAGTTAATGCGCCACTCTCCGCCGCTGTTCACGTAGCCGGTTGTCTGCCGACCGTTTGAAGTTTTCACCCACACGCGAGTGAATGGCTTTGGTAAACGCTCTGACACTGGTATCCACATCAGCAGCCACCTACCACATCAAAGAAGCCAACGCTTGTGCCAACGTCAATCGGCAGCAGCGCGGTACAGCCAGATATGTCCAGATCCGCCAGAGTGTTGCGCATCGTCTTCACGTCGCCACTGTAATCGAACGACCGGGACGCCCCTGAAGGCGCTGACTGTGATTTGATGCGCTGACTGTAAGCGGTGATTGCCATTAGGGTGACGGCGTACACCTGAATCAGTGTCATATCGCATTCATCATAGCCAGCCGCCTCCAGGCACATGCTAATGCTGCCCAATTTGCACAGGTAGGCATCAATCATGAAATCCGGGATGGAGTAACCTAGCGCAGATAACTGCTGTTTTACCTGCGCTGCCGTTATCTGCACTACCATGATTACTTGTCCTTTTTGGTTGCGGCTGTCAGCGCTGCTTCAGCTTTATCTGCACGGTCATTTGCGGCAGCAATCTCAGTTGCGTGAGCTGTTTTCAGCTGCTCCAGCGCGGCTGCGTGCTCTTCATCTTTAGCTTCGGCTGCATCCTGAGCTGTTTTCAGCTGCTCCAGCGCGGCTGCGTGCTCTTCATCTTTAGCTTCGGCTGCATCCTGAGCTGTTTTCAGCTGCTCCAGCGCGTCATTCAGCTTCGACTGCAACACGGACGTGTCAGTGCTAACCGGCGCGGATGGGGTAGCCACTTCAAAGGTCAGCTTCTCTCCTTTCTTCTCGGTGGCCTTTTCAGCTTTACCCTGAGCGATCCACTTTTCAGCGACGGAATCATCTGCGTCATAAACCTGACCGGCTTCCAGTTTCTGGAAACCGGCACCGGCAAAGAGGTTTGCTACCAATACCTTTACGAGTGCCATGTTTTTTCCTTAGCTCGAAGCGTAAACGACAGAGAAGTGACCAACGATATCTTGCTTGACCATCAGCCCAGATGCGCCCCAAGTGCGCCAAACGTAGTCGCTGTTGTAGAACTGACGAGGGTCAGCAACCGTGCCAAATGCCTGCCCTACTACTGGAGCAATAACCCCAGCTTGAAGTGGAACAATAAGGATTTGGTTTCCGGTTAGCTGTGCATCTTCTTTGATCGCTGAAATACCAGACAGCTTTAACAATTCCTCCAGCACCGTGCGGGTCTTATTGTTTGTGTCGAAGTACTGCTCGAGGTTGGACATGATTTCAGCCGACACATACCAGGTCTGCTGACCATACTGATAGTTTTGCAACTTGAGCACATCACGTAACGCAATAGCTCCTTTGCGCAAGGCTTCAGGATCAGTGCTTGTGGCGAAGTTTACGGTCAGAGTTACCTGTGCAACTCGCTCGTCAGCTTGCAGTCCTTTCCAAGTGTAATCATCGAACTTGATGAAATTACCTGCTGCATCACGGAAACCATTCCACATGAAATCAACATACTGGCGACGAACATCATCAACAGAACCTGTCTGAGCATCAGCCAGTGAAGACAATGCTGAGCCTTTGTTGAATACAGGGTCACGCCAGGCAAACTTAAAGCCGGAATCATGAATAGGAACCATGGTGCCGTCGAAGGTGTAGCTTTTAGCATCCAGCGCCGCACCAATCTGGCCGGACATTGAAGTGTGCGCCCAGCCACGGCCACCGGTACGAGCGTACTCATACACAGACTCTTCCAGACGAACAGACCGCGCCAACGGCATCAGGTCATTCAGCAGTGTGAACTCGGTGTTCGGCTCAAATTGCGTCAACACTGTTTGGTCATAAGCTCGATACAAGCGACGGATGTCATCAACTGCGTTCACGGCGTCGAGTGCTGGTGCATCTTCTGCATCACCGCGCCACTGAGTGCGAGCAAGGAAATCAGCGGCAGCCTGTGCACTGGCGTTACGTGCAGCTGTCAGCTGCTTGAACTGCGCAGAGTTGTGCGCGAGATTGCCGGTCTCGGTCGCCTTTTTGGTGGAGAATACAAACATTCGGTGCTCCTTACTTAATGACAACGCGCAGGAGTTCACCTGCTGTCGCGATGGTATATGGACGGTCTTCTTCCACGTAAGCGCGGACAGACTCATCAGTAGCAACGGCTTTAACCCGACCATTGGCGATTGAGAGCGGCTGACCTTTTGTGTAGGTTCCGGTTGCAGCTGGTACGTTGAAGAACACGCCCGGCGTTGGGTGCATCGCAACCACCCAATCACCTTCTTCAATGACGTCATCAACTGTTTTGCAGCGCAGGTAGTCATAGTTCGCGACGTACAAGATCGCGTCTTCGTTGCCATCGACTGACGCGGTGAATTTTTTGGTGGTGTTGTCGAAGAAGCCGACTGTGCCGGGTTGAGTATCAGCCGCCGCCGCGCCTTCTCGGTTGAGCTGCGGATTGTGGAAGATGCCACCCGCGTGGATTACGTGCTTACCGTCTTTAGCCATTTCTTACTCCGGCATTTCGCTGAATGAATTGTTGGTAGTGGACTGGTGGCGAGCGCCGTTCAGGCCGATAGATGACTGGCATTGCGCATACAGGCCATCAAGCGCGGCACCGTCGAGTGCGTTAACAGCCAGATCGTCGAGCTGGAATTTGGATTTAACAGCAGCGCGTTTTTCGCCTTTCTCTTTGTCAGAGTTAACCGCCAGGCCGCTTTCAATGGTGCTCAGTTTTTCGGCGAATGGCTTGAACCATGCCGGCGCTTCATCGCTATTGGTGGCGGTCTCTTTGGCTTTTTTGTCAGCCTCTTCTTTCTCTTTCTTAGCCTTTTCATCAGCTGCAGCTTTCGCTGTCGCGTCATCGGCGGCCATCTGGTTGTAAGCGTCCATCAGCTCAGCATCGGACTTACCTTCAACGTCGATGCCTTTCGCTTTCAGCGCATTGGTGATGAGTTCTTTCATCGGGTTTGCTTCCTCTTTGACGGAATTGCTGTTGGCGCTGAAAAACGCCTTTAGCTGGGTAAAAAGTGATTTAAGTGCGGGGTCTTGCTGTGTATCGGTATCGGGTGACTGGCCTTCCGACAGGTTGACGACTTCCAGCTCCTGCTCGCTGCCATCGGAGTTGACGAAGATGCCAACGCCCTCTTCCGGCGTTCCTGCGCCCGGTTCATCAAGCAGCACGGCAACGTGGTCGAACATCATGTTGGTGGCGATTTCGTTGTACTTCTTGCCCTTCGACTCACCGTTAGCCGCGATGCCGGAATAAAGCAGGCCGGTTGAGATGTGGATCGGCTCAACGTTGGCTTTAGCAGCCATTTCATCCAGGCGGTTAATGAGGCGCTTCCCGTTGTCGCTTGCTTCGGCATAGCGGCGGTCAACGTACATGTCACCTACGACCTTGCCGTCAACGTGTGTCACGTTCTGCAGCCATGCGCCAACGTGATAGTTGTTAACCGCGCGGACATCGCGAGCCGATACGTGCTTGCCATCCACTTTCGGGTGACCGAACGGCATCGGATTTCGCTCAAGCGTGTTAAACGCCTTTTCAATTTCTGCTGCCGGGTACAACTTCCGGTTCATCACGATATCGTCGACAACAGGCGTGATGCCGCGAACCACGATGTGTGGTTTGCCGTCGATAGTTTCAGTGGCGATGTTTGAAGCGGAGTTGACGACGGTCAGCACGTTAACGCGATTGCGTTTCATGCTGTGTCCTCATGGGATGAATTTCAGGCAATAGATAAGGCCGCCTAAGCGACCTTATTAAATTTAACTTTTTCTAATTTCCACTAAAGAATTAAAGTCGCTAGTTTTAATTTCCATTGACAGGCTCCTTATATCACCAATCTTCATGATATAAGGTTCGTCATTGAGGTTTTCCCTTGTCAAACAGAATCTATATTCATTTTGATGTGCATACAGACTTTGCTTGTAAAATGGTGCGTCTCGCCCATTGGCGAGCATTAGACTTTTTTCAGCCTCATCATAATATGTAACCTGCTTGGACTGATAATCTAATGCAGTTCCAGCTTCCAAAAGTTTCTTTCCTTCAGCAAGCACTCTACTAATGAATTCTTTTGGGTTGGTGATTACAACCATATGCTCACCTAGCCCCCTGACTTCATCGGGCAGAGTGAAATACCTCTTCAACTGCTCATATTCCTCATCGCTTTTAATTTTACTCATGTCAATATCATGAGAATGCAAATGAGTCATGCAAAACACATTAGCATGGTCATGAACTTTCATGCTCAAAGTTAATGGGCCGACGATATCATCAGAATTGAGAACGAGCTTATTTCCATTTATTTCTATTTCAAATCTATATTCATGAGGGTGCATCCATCCAGACAAGGCCTCATGCTTATCTCCAATATTACCAAGAGTTTCTTCTTCATAATTGCGAAAATAATTTATTGTGTTCATATATAGATTCCCATCAAGGAAATCTTGTTTGTATTTTTCGCCTGAGAATACTTTTAGCAATATGCCAATTTTTTTCATCAATGACATCCTATTCAGGTTTTAGCCCTTATTGATACCATTCTTTCCTTAGAAAGCCTATCGATTAGCCCCAAGTTCTGAACTTTCCCTGCTTTATCAAGCAAGCAAGGCACGTTAGCGCAATAGCAGTGATACCGGTTGCCGCGCTCAGCGTAGAAGGCTTCAACTTGCTCTGTGGTGTAAGTGTGTCCGTGTCGAGCAGCGTGCCATGAGCGTGTTGTGGGCTTCAGAGCGGAGAGCCAGAGAATGGCGGTATTCAGGCCTAACCTTTCTCGTGCCCAATCCGTTTCAAGCCACTGTGCTTTGCGTAGCGCCCCCACTTGCTCGGTCTGCGCAATGTTCTTAGCTTGCGCCATCGACACATCAAGGCGCTTGCTGATGATGCGGGCAGTTTCACGCGGGTTGACGCCACGACCGATTGAGTCCGAAACGACAGTAGCCAGGTCAGCTCGGGCTGCGTCGCTGATACCTTTCCAGTCGCTATAGGTGGAAACGTAAGCTGCGGCAATCTGATTCTGATATGCCGGGCTGCTCAGCAACTGCGCAAGCGTGGTCTGCTGCTCGTATACGCTCGACTGAACCGAAAGGTTAGTGAACGCCTGCCGGGTGCCACGCTCATATTCAGCCGCAACGTAGCTAAGCGCCCACAGATTTTGACTGCCACCGTCGAGAAGGTGATCGTCAAGTATCAGCTGTACACGCTGCAGCAGGTCAGCCAGTTGTGCGGCTGTCATGTCGTATATGAAGGTGCCGGCATTCACCTGGTAAATAACATCACCGTAAACAGCATGCGATGCGTTCCCGATTCGCTCGGTACCGATCAGGCGATCATCAAAGAGCTGCTTAAGCGCCAGCTTAATCTGGTAATAGCGGTCATCGATGTCGCGGTACATCCTGCCAACCTGACGCGATGACTGTGTCGGGTCAGCTTTGTTGCGGGGAATTATCGGTGTTCCGATTCGGGTTCTCGCTGGCGTCGTCATCATTCAGCGGGTCCTTATCGTTCAGCTTTTTGTTTGGGTCAGGCGTGGATGGCGCTTTGCGTGGCTCAAGCTCACCCACGGTGCGCACCTCGTTTTCGTCAATCGCAGGCGTGCCAAATGCTTGCTGAGTGTCTTTCGCTACTGCTGCCATTGCCTGCATATTGGCTATCTTCTCTTTCTCGCTAGGTGCGAGTAAGTCAGACCATGCAAGCGTGACCTCTCCTGATGTTGGCGCGTCGATAGCGCCCAGATTCCAGAACCTTTCCAGCAGCATTTGCACGACTGCCGTCTGGAATCCCCAGCGGCGACCGTTACAGCGCTTGGCCCAGTCTGCTTTATCCTCATCCGAGGCGAGACGTCCGGTCTGCTGACCAAACAGAATGGTGAACGGGCATTGAATTGATGATGAGAATTCGTTGGCTGTAACTGTCCAGCTTGGTGCCGGGTCGGCTGCGGCAACTGACAGCACCGATGTTGTGCCTGACTGAGTGACGAGAGCCGAGTCAGTACCGCGATTCAGCTTCATCATCTTGTCGTTCATCGCTTCGCCGAGGTCTTTGTATCCTGCCTTGGTAGCCATGTCAGCCAGCGTTTTCATATCCGTCTGAGCATCAAAACTAATGCCCAACTGGCGGCTGGCGTTCTTCAGGAAGCCTTCGGCGCTACCGCCGGTGATTTTCTCGAGGTCCAGCAGCTTGTTGTAGCCAGCACGCAGGAATGGCACGCCGGAAAGCATGTTTTCATCTTCTGAGCCTTCGCACAGGATGATTACGCGATCGGGATGGACAGTAACGCTGCGCACCGGCCCATAGGTGCCATCATCACCGACTGGCTGCTCATTGAACTGGTAGTTAACCGGCTCGCCGTACGTTTCCGACATGGTGTCTGTGTCGAAGTTACCAGGCTTAATTTGCGATTCCCACGCAGGGATGAGTTTGACGATCGCTTTATCGCGCAACCGGGAAACGACGTTGATATCTACCGACTCTTTCCACTCGCGGCCATCTTTGAACTGGATGAGCAGCGCCGAATATCTGCCAACCAGATTGCGGCGGTCAGCATCTTTGATTTTCGCCCAGTGCTTACTCAGCAACTTAGTCGCCGTCTTCTCCCACGGCGTGGTTTCGGTCGATTCTTTATTTTCGTCACCGTCGATAATCGTCGGCTTATCCGTCCAGCATGATTCCAGCAGCTTATGCACGGCGGCATAGGCGACAGGGTTGCGCTCATAGGCGCGGTAATACTGGTCGAAGCCAAGCTCATCGGGATAGCCAAACTCTTCATAAAGCTTTGTACGTTTAGTGTTGCCATTTTTTGCGCCATACATCATGCGCTGGCGGCCCACAGCATCAGCGAGGGCGTTCACGAGGAATTGTTCCCCGTTGCTTAGTTCACTCACTGATGAGCTCCTTAGAAGAATATTGCGCCGGTCTGTTTGTGGTTGGTCTTCGCTACAGCAAAGTAGCGGAACGCATCAGCACCGTGCGATGTGAAATCGTGCAGAGGTTTATCTTTCCAGCAGCCGCGCTTGTCGTCCCACTCCTTGCGATAGCCCTCAAGGTGGGAGATACCCTGCTCACACTTAGCAGCGTCAAAGGCGCATTTGGGGAGCATTTCACGTACTGAGTCGATACCGGTGTCAACGCCAAGCTTTGGCGCGACTTTGAAGCGAATTGAGTAAACCTGACCGTCGATTTCGAAACCCTCAGCTGCTATCTGTTTGCGGCTTTTGCCGTCGCCAGCAAATTCACGGTTATCGATATCGTGTGGCGCCCAATGGTCACCGTATTCGTAGCTGCGTTCTTTCAGCACCTTCATGTAATGGCGCAGGCCTTCTCCGCTGTTCTCGTAGTAGTCGATGACGTGGAATTCATCACCAACTTCACGCACGAACCATATGGCGGTGGAGTCGCCCACACCGATATCCCAGAAGGTGTGAACTAGCTGATGCGAATTGTCCGGCAGTTCACCAACGCGCTTGTTGGTATAGAGCCAGCGGAACTGTTTGGCGTAGTAAGCGCCCTCAACTGACTGTTCAAACGCTTCAGCCGGTATCGATGGATACTCCCGCTTCATGTCGTCGCCGAGCGTCTTCTCTTTGGCGTAATACCACGCCTTCTGGCGCTCGTTCAGGCTGATGCCTTGCTTTGACTCGATATCGTCAAAATAATCGGTCAGGCGCTGTGGTAGTGGCTCTACCGGGTCGATTGCATAGAGTGGATTCTTCCACCAAGAGAAGAAGAAAAACTTCCAGTCGAGGTTGGATAGCTGCTTACCCTGCAGTTGAGCCTTCTCGGCAGTCTGGCAATAGTCAAAGAAGTAACTCGCGCGACCTTCAGCTGTGCTCTCGATGGTGGTAAAGCAATCGCTTGATACCGCCTCAAACGCACCAGTGACAATCTCACGCGCTTTATCAGGAAACTTGGCGCATATCTTCCCGAACTCGGAAACATGCAGGAAGCGCAGCGTACCGCCACGGAATGATGTGCTGACGTAGAGTGAGCCGCCCTTTTTGAATACCAGCTCACCCGCTGAATCATTGCTTGCCGGGTTGGCCGCTCTGATTTCTGCCGGCAGCCGGTCATAGGCATATTTGACCTTTTCGCGGAACAGTCGTTTGGCGTCGTTCAGGGTATGAGCTATCAACGCGCACTTAGCAGCCTCAAACAGCGCTGCGTCCAGTTGAATGATGCATACCTCTGTCGTGAAGCCAAGCTGACGCGCTTTCAGGATGATGTTGCGGGTATGCATGCCCTCGAAGTATTCGAGCTGCTCCGGCGTCATCTTGAACCGGACTGGCTTGCCTTCTTTGTCGGTTATCCAGTAGAGGTTGTTCAGGCGCCAGAGTTTGTCACGCAGAAGCGCGATGTGTTCTGGCTTCATGATTACCCCTTGGCTAAATCATCCATCAAATCGGAAAGTTTCTTAGTTGACTCATCGCCGGTTGGCCCGTCGATGTCATATGCCTGTCGCTCCAGGCCAATCAGCGTTTTGAGAGTGTCGGATAAATCTTTCATCGACTTCACTCGGCCCGGCATGCTGATGACCTTGTGATAAATCTCGTTGAGCTTGTCATAGCCTTTGTCGTCCGGCTTGAACATCAGTTCGCCCAGCTGCTCCAGCGCAGGCACATCGGCGCACTCAGCTTCAAGTTCGTCGAACAATGAATTGGCAATGTTGCGAGCGCGGCGGATATCACCACGATGTTCCATGCGGACGCCGGCGATTACCTCGGCATTGGCCTCGATTAGTTGCCGCTCGGAAACCATCCTTTCGCTGGAAACCTGCTTGGAAACCTCGCGCTTGGAAACCAGTGAATCAGCCTTGGCTTTTATCTTCGCCTTTAGATCCCGCTCCCAGCCTTCCTTTTTGGCTCGCTTGTTTATGGCGGTATGCGTGATGCCATGCTGTGATGCAATTTCACGGGTAGACATCAAACCAGCACGGTAAGCCGATTCGATGGCCTCCCAATCTGGTGCTGCCATGATATGCCTCTTAATTCATCACTATTAGGAAAGGCTCTCCAATAACGGAGGCCACACAGAACCGGAGGTAGTGATGATTGTTAAATTGATTGAGTTGGCGATTGCATATGCGCCAGTGGTGCAGGCGTTGGTTGTATGGGCGTTGCTGCGCGATGAAAGCATTAATCCGCTAATCGCATTACAGTTGCTTTAGCTTCTGTGTCGGCTCGCAACCATACCACCCAAGGCGAATAAATAGTCAGCTTGTTATCCGCGCGTATCCACGCAGGTGAGTCAGAGGCGTCTGAGTATTCCGCGAAGCCGTCTGTCACTTTCACATGAGCGCTGTTGGTACCGTCGGTAATCTGCACCGGCGTGCGTGTCAGGTTAATCACCTCAGCCATTTTGTTTCTCCATTCATACTGCTGTTATCTCTAAGGTTGATGTCATGCCATTCAGGCTGATAGTGAGCGTTGCGGTGCCAGCAGCAAGGATGTTGACGATCCCCTGACCTGATGAACTCACAGACACAACACGCACAATGCTGGGGTCTGATGATTCCCACGCAACGCCAGGACCAGCACGTTCGCCACGGGTATCAGTGTCTGCATACCAGATGAAAGCGCCGAGGTATTGCCCGCTCTTCGGTGCGGTAGCGTTAAGCATCGTGTAGTGCGTGCTGTCAACTCGAGTGACGTACCAGGGTGATGATGGCAGGGTTGCAGTGTCGTTCTGAATGAAGAGTGTATCGGTGGGTGATGGCTTATGGTGTGGGTTGCCAATCACCGTAGCACCAGGTACTGATATGCCGCGATGATGTGAGCCACCAATGATAGTGGCGTTCGGTGTCTCTATCATGGTTAATTCTCGTTATTTCAGGCGCACTAGCTAATGCGCCTTGTGATGTTCACTTCGGTAAGCCGGGGATGGTGATCTGCCCATGCTGTTCGATTCGCTCAATCCGCGCGAGTAGCTGCGGCTTCTTCACTCTTCCCCAACGGTTCAGTAACCGACCTGACATGCTCGCTACGTCCTTCTCTTTCATGAACTCGAGCACGGCTGCGTTTCGCTCTGCCTCAAGGTTAGCAACGCCCTGACGGATCATGTCGGTCATCCAGTTGAATGCGGCTATATAAGCCTCTTTGAATGCCATTGCAGCCTTGCCAGTAAAACTGAATACCAGCATCGTCCATCCATCTCGCGTCATCTGGAAGAAGGGCTGCGGTTTACCGTTCTGTAACTCATTGTTTTCATGGCAAAGCGTAAAATTGCGCTCTGCAAACTCGATTGAGCACTGGCTAATGACAGCGCGTGTTTTGCGCAGCACGTCTTTGTGATCCTTCCCAAACGCCAGCGCCACTTTGAAAGTGTCAGTTGACGACTCCGCGCCGGTCAGAAATACCAGCTCACGGAAGTCCATGCCATTCACTACAGTTGGATATGTCATTGCGTTCTACCTTTTAGAAAGTGAGCCTGTTCGCACAGAAAAGCCGCCCGAGAGAGGTCGCCACCTATAACGGCAATTCTCAGGCTCGCTTACTGAAAGACTCTCGTTTAGATGCGCTGCGATGCGCGATGTGAAATGAAGCTGCAATAACCAACCACCATCGGGCAGTTATAAAAAAGCCCCGCTATTGCGAGGCTGGTTTTTGCTCTGTTGATTTATCCCACTCTTCACGGAACTGTCCGGGATTTTGGCTACCTTGTAGTGACATAGTTACCTCATACATTGTTCGTTGATGTATTGCTGCAACGCAGTGATTTTCAGTTGGTCGCTTTTGATTCCGGCTCTGATACCGAAAACGTTTCGTCCAGCAATGTCAGAGAGTTCGACGGTGGCTCCATTGTCCACGCTGGCGGTTCCGGTGGCTTGCTTCTGACAGTTGCCTGAGACGAGCACCCGACCACCGCGATCAAGCTTGCGCTGCAAAGCATCATTTTCAGCTTTCGCACTGGCTAACTCCTTCGTGTATTTGGCATCGAGAGCAGCAACGTCGCGTTGACGCACCTGCATGTCATCTATTGTGGCGTTTGCCAGCTTAAGCGCATCAGATGCTTTATCCCGCTGCGCTTTGTAATCGATGGCATTGCCACGGTAGTAAAGCGCTATGCTTCCAGCAGCAATCACGCCTACCAGCAAGAACAACAGCAATCCGATCGTCGCCTTAGATATCATTCGCGCTTTCCGCCAGGCAGAGAGAACGCTCCATGTCGCGGCGGTTCATCAGCCCTTTCCATTTCATGCCACCGGCGTAAACCCAGCGGCGCAGCTCTTCGCATGCTCCAACCTGATCGCCTGCATTGAGCTTTTTCAGCAGAGTTGATTTGGAGAAGGCTGACGTTCCGACGTTATAGGTAAAGCTGTAGAGCGCTGCGCGTGGGTATTCACCCAGCGGAACCTTGACCATCGAATCAACCGCCTTCTTAACCGGCTGCAGGTCATTCCACATCAGGCGATCGCATTCGCGGTCGGTGTACTTCTTGCCCTTCACGATATCGGAACCGGTGTGACCATCGCACACGGTCCACACGCCGGCGACATCTTTGTAGGGTTCGTACACGCGCCCCTCTACCCCATCCTTTCCACCGAGGAATACCGTTGCGATAAGCATGGCTCCGCCGCTGGCAGCAGCAATAAGCCTGTTGCGCAGTGTGTTAGACATTGCCATTGGGTTAATCCTCGGTGAGTTCGGGCGCGGTGGGCCAGCGTTGCAGCGCTTTTATCTGCGCCAGTGTGGCCTTGCGTTTGTAATACCAGTTGATGCCGAGCGTGAATAGCGCAACCAGAATACCGGCCAGCACGCCAACAGCACTCCATTCATCGGGACTTAGCCTGGTCAGCAGACCGTTGGCAATCGTCCCGGCAGATGCGCCGTATGCCGCGCCTGATGCCAGTTTGCTCATATCGATATTCATATACACCTCGCTGTTCGCTTGGTGCCGCCTGTAGTCGTAAGAAAAGTGCGCGCATCCCCACACAGCAATGAGGGTCTGAATAAGTTTGGGATGGCGCAAAAAAGAAAAGGCCAGCTCTATGGCTGACCTTTGAATAATCTCAGGCAATCACAAAAGTGCCTGATTTTGATATTTGGTGCCGGGCAAAGGAATCGAACCTCTGACGCGCTGCTTACAAGGCAGCCGTTCTGCCACTGAACTAGACCGGCGAATTTGGTTATGTGTGTAGCTGGTTCGCTTATGTGTGGGGCGAGCCTCACATATAACGCGTAATGTGTGGAGCAATAAACATCATCGGGCACACGATTAAATGCGCCCTGTGATGCTTACTGCTCGTCGTAAAGCTTCTGCTTCAGAAGATAACCTTCCAGCAGCCAGATTTTGTTTACTGCGTTTTGTCGCGCGATTTTGCGACCAATTTCTGCATCAAAATTTTCCGGACTTGCACATGCCGACTCGCCTGTCACGGTGAAGCCGTTTCCCAAAACCAGCACGCAGAAAGTCAGGAGCTTTAGCTGATTAAAGTCATCAAGCTCTACTGACTGATTAACCTTTTCGCCACCATCTCTTTCAGCGCGGATATTAGCGCCACTACGCCCATCAGCAGCGGTGAAGTAGTGCTCACTGGTGATGATATCTTCTACATGCTTTGGCGTGACGCGAGGCGCAGTCTTGCCCTTCTCGATAATATCTTTTTCGATTTGCTGGTCGTTCATAATTATGACCTCTGGATTTTAGGCAACAAAAAAGCCCCGCTAGCTGGTGAGGCTACGAGGCTCTTTAACTATCTCACAATTTGAATTGTCGCTGCCCTCACCCTGCAAACATCAGTGCGCAACTTCAACTGTTGGGAATCATATCCCCAGATTCGGGAAAAGTAAATAGCCCACGATAAATTAATGAGCTATTTCCTATTGCGCTATGCAGTGACCTTATTTAATGCTGCGTTTGCCCATGATTCCTCAACCTCAAGCTTGCCGATAAGCTGCTCATAGAATGTCTTTCCGCTCTTCTTCCATGTATCCAGGCTGATGTCATCGTTAATTTCGCAGATTGACCGGTGAACGTCAGTTGATGGAATGCGCTCGAATCCACGTCCGCAACAGCGCTTGCAGTGGCCCATTACTGGCACGCCCTGCTCTTCCGTCAACTTACGATCTACCACTCGCCCACGACCGTTACAGTCCCGGCACGCTGTCGAAACTACGCCCTTTCCGCCGCATGGCTTGCAAAGCACGCGCACCACTTCTTTCACGTTTCGCGCAACACCGCCTGACATTGGCGCTTTCATCGAGAACACGTCGGCCTCAATGAATCCCTTAGACTTGCAACAATCGCACGGCTTCACACTGGCAGCGCTGCGGCAATAATCCATGTAGGCATAAGTTGCGAGAGTTTGCATAACGGCTGGTTTAATATCGGTGTCGAGTTTGCGTAAGGCTGGAACCTTATCGCAGGTTTGAAGTGCATATTCAGTTAACAGGGATACGGCGCGTGCGGCGTCGTTCTCACTTACTCCTACCTTCCCCATGAAAGCGCTGTAACCCAATGGCGCGATACTTAGTGCCATTCCCATAGCAGCGATGTAATCAGTGCCGGTAAGCGTGTCTGGTGAAGTCTGTGGCGCTGTCCCGCTGAAGTTCTGCCCCTTCGGAAAGTGATATTTTACTGTCGCTTCAAGCCCCATATTTTAACCCCTGCAGTTTCGCTGTGTTTTTGATGATTCGGTAATCCACCGGGAAGGTGTTGCGCGTCCTGTACATGCGTAGCCAATGCCACTTTTGTCTGAGGCAGTCGGTCATGTGGCCTGCTCCATTTGGTTTTTGAGTTCACGCACCTTTGCTCGGTATTCATCCCGGATGCGGATGAAGTCTTCTCGGCGATAGCGCGTCATCACGTGTGGGCCATTCAGCCAATCAACCAGCTCTTGTCCAAATCTCAGTACCAGATTTGCTTCGTACTGCTTCGCCACCGTTGCCGCTTTTGCTCCATGCTTAGCCGAACCGGCATTACAGGATTTACATTGGCGATAAGCATTGGCTTCTACGAAGCGAATCTCAGGGAAACCGCCCACGGTTTTGAAGTGTCCACAATCCCACTGCCCGCCATGCAGATCGGGCGGATTGGTTTCGCCACAGCTGATGCAGGGCTGGTCATGGTCACGAAGGCGAATGAAATGATTGAAGGCTTGCTGGGCTTGGGCTTTGAAATAACTGGCGGGCTTGAGTTCTAACTTGCGGATTTTGATACTGCATCGTTCCTGCTGGGCTTCTTTCTTTCGGTTCCTTTCCTGCTGAATTATTCGCTTCTGTCTGGCTTCTTCTGCTAATCGGGATATCAACTCGCTTTGGTGTTCTTCGCAACACCACCACTGGTAGAGTGTTAGCGGCTTGAATCGCTTGTCGCATATTCGGCAGTTGCGCCCCTTGGGCAATTTTTTTATTTCAGCCATGCGCCAGCTCCTTTTGTCGCTCGTCTTCGCGCTGGAAGTCGTCGCCGTCGATGGGCATTAGTTGGTGTCTCTCAGCCAGTAGCCAACCATCTTCACCGGAGAAAGGGCTAATAAGATTTCCACTAATTTGATACATCATCACGCCACTTGAGTTCTGGCAAAGTGCGCCTGTAACAGGGCTCCTAAACTTTTTGGTGGGTGGGATCAACTTTTCAATCGAAACAGACTTACCAAGGTTTTCATGAATTTTGTAGGTTTTGACGATCAGAGCTATCCCGCCGGGTTTTAGTTCAGCCATTATCGCTCTCTCCGTGCATTCTGAAGTTGTCGTCTTGCATCCAGCCGGCGCAGCAGAGGTCGCAGGCATATGCCCAATCCGGCGGTAGAGGCGCATCGCAACCAGCGCACCTGATAGCGGGCGTACCGCCAGATGGCGTGGAGTGGTACGTATTCGAAGTGTTCTGCATACCAGGAATCCTCTTCGCAGGTGTGGCAGCTTATTCCGTGAAAGTGCTTATCTTCACTGGTGAGGATAGTGTGGCAGCGGGTGCAGCGTTCACGCATCAATCACCTCCATACTTGCTTTGATGAAATGCATTGCTGCCTCAGAATTTATTGCGTTTCCATAGCCTTTTAATCGGCCTGTTCGGTTGCGGCCAGCCAGTGCTCGTAATGAGGACTTGCCATGTCCCAGGCCTTTGGCAAACCTTGCAACCAGCGGGAATGTGCCGGATTCAACTGGACGCCAGCTGCCATCTCTACATAAGAGCCAGTCTGCATCACGCCAAAAACCTTTAACCTCAAGGGTCCGACTGTGTACGCCTGCCGCGGCAATTGATCTATCCTTTCTTTCCCTTCCCGCAGCGCCGTCATCCCCGATGAATCCTTCCAGCCGCGTGTCGTGGGTGTCACCCAGCCCGCCAGCAACACTGAGCCTGGAAGCTTGAGGCAGATTTTTGGTGAGCCGTCCGTATTCTTCCCGCTGTAGCAATGCGTCGATCCTGTTGAGTCGTTCGCTACGGGCGTCTGCCAGCCCGTTAACCGCGCTGCTCCGGAGAGATTCTGTAAGCCTCTGCGCGTTTCCGGCTGAGGATTCACATTGCACGTCGGTGTGGGCCAGCCAGTAAGCTCTTTCTCTGATGTGCGGCGCACCGATGCTCGCTGCCGTAAACGGCGTAAGCCCGAAGGCGTAACCCATTCCTTCCAGGTCTGTTTGTACAAGGTCGAACCAAGGATTTGCGTTACCAGCTGCAACCTGTTCGCCAAAGACGTGCTGAGGTCTGCACTTTTCGATGAGCCACTGGAATGCTGGCCATAAGTGCCGCTCGTCATCAAACCCAGTTCCTTTGCCTGCCGCGCTGAAAGGCTGGCATGGGCAACTTCCTGTCCATACTGGTCGATCGTCACTCCATCCTGCCTGGCGCAGTGCGTAGCTCCAGACTCCAATTCCGGCGAAGAAGTGACACTGTGTGAATCCTCGCAAATCTCCGGGTTTAACATCCTCAATACTCCTTTCATCAACAACGCCGGCTGCGATGTGTCCTGCTTCAATTAGGTTGCGCAGCCATTGGGCAGCGTAGGGATCGATTTCGTTGTAGTACGCTGTCATCGTGTCAGCCTCATGCGGTTCCACTTGGCGCGCAGCAATCCGTAGGTGTAGTCAAAAGTCTTCACCTCACTTGCTGGCGGTATGGGTTTGCGTTTTGAACGGGTTCGTTTGGTAGGCTGGAATATCAGGTGTTCGATGCAGATTTGAGTGGGTGATTTACGCTGTCTGCTCATCTCGCCCTCGCTGCCATTTCTCGGAGAGATTTCTCGCTGTATCCTGTTCGCTCACGGATTACCTCGTATGTCAGCCCCATTTTTCTAAGCTTCCCTACCTTGTTGCACTCTTCCTGTGTGTGGTGTTGGTATCTGCCTTTGCTCATGCCGCCCTCCCGAAGTAATCGCCGGTGTACCGAACCTCTCGCAGGTTCACGCCGTTGCCGACTGCCCACGCGGTTGAGTACTCGATTAAACTTGTCATGCGCTTAATACCCATTTTTGCGGTTGATTCCCTGATGTTGCAGAATTCACCTTCAAGCCCCGGCACCACCTCAGCGCCTAGGCCAGTCGCCACTGAATGACCCGAAACAAAGAGCGTTTTCCATTGCACCGCTGTTCTCTGCTCATTCATCCAGATAGCCTGACTCGCCACGTCACCACACAATGCGTGGAACATGCTGTTCTGGAGTAGTGAGCGATCGAAATCGGTGATGCGTACGGTGAGGGGGTGGTGGTCGTTCAGGGGAAGTTTGTTGATTTGCTCTATCAGGTTTCGTCGTATCTGCTCGTTACGCAGGAAGAACGTTTGTTTTTCCACTTGTTTCCCCCTCTCCACTTTCACGGCAATCATCGCCGCTGGTTTGATGGTTGGTGAACTGGCTCATGATGGCTCCTTGCTACGCGCTAACCACGCTTTCCAGCACCAGTGCGTCTGAAGGTGAAAGTAGTCGCCAGTCTCTTTTCGCAAAATATCATCCTGCCATGCGCATGGTAGCGACATCATCCAGGCTTCAAATTTCTGACGCTCTAATTCTTCTTCGCTCATCCTTCCCTCCCATCATTTTCAATCTGCCGGTAGGTGTCTGTTGGGGGTTGTGGAGGAGTCATACTCAGCAGCACATAACCCGGAAGGTAATCACCCACGTCAGCTACGTGTGTCACCACCCTTTCGCAAGCGTCACCGGTATAGTCGCCATTCCATTCCATCAGAATCAGCGTGTCACCAGCTTCAAAATTGCGGTCATTCTTGCGCAGCTCAGCGGTTTTGATTTTTTCGATAACCGGCGTGAAGTGCTGCGATAAAATTTTCAGTTCGTGCCTCAAAATCCACCACCCTTAGTTTTGCTCTTGCCGCCTTTGTCGGGACGGGAATCAACCTTTGGTGCCGGTTTGCTTTCGCCGAATACGCGCTTAATCAGCTCAGCGCGAGGCAGTCCGTGAATTACCTGTGTCATGCTGGCTCCTTAACTTTCATACCGGCAGCCTGGACAGCTTTCACCACATCCCTTTCGTAACGGCGGTGCTGAAAAACACCCTCGAACCAATATTCGCTATCACTTGCTTCCGGCAGACACACACTTCCGTAATCTGGCAAAATCAGACTGCGGCTCGCGCCGCGAAGGCGGTTCAAATAGCCCTTTCTGACGAGCGCGTTTACGTGACCACATGCGCTATTCTGCGACTTCCAGCCAAACTCCTTTGTAATCTCCATCAGGGACGGGCAGCGACCATTCTCTCTGGTCGATGTGCGGATAAACTCCAGCGTTGATTGCTGTATTTCGGTCAGATGTTTGTTCATGATGCAGCCCCTTCCCGGCCTTCCAGCCAGAAGAAAAACGCGCGGTCGACAATGGCATCGCGATAGCCCATGTACGTCCTGCGCAGGTCATGCCTATCGCCGTGCACACTGCGGTAGAGGCGCTCAAACCTGATGCGTATTCCTTCGCTCATGGCAGCTTCTCCTGACCACCATTTCCGAAGCGATGCACCTCTGGCGGCATATTTAGATGCTTGCGGTTGCTTCGAATCACTTCAGCCCAAATCTGGTACTCGGCAAGAATTCCGGCGACGTTGGCGGCTCGATTTCTGTAGCCCTTACGGCGCAAGACACGGCGCTTGTGAACTCGAACCACTTCAGCCCAGCGCTCTTTGTTCAAATTTCCAGCCGCCGAGAAAGTCCGCTTGTGTGTAGCTACTTTCTGCTCATGCCAGCGCACATTTAGCTGGTCCAGTGTTGTTGATTTACTCATGATGGCCTCGCTGATTTCAGTTTTGCGCGGAGCATGGCAACGCCTTCGAGTGCCTTCTCGCTGGTTGATGGGATGGAGAGCTTCAGCAGCTGCTTGCGCGGCTCAGGGATTTCCTCGCCAGATTCGATGCGATGAGCCATCTTGCGAAGCTCCGACCGGCACTTAACGCGCAGCTCTGCCTCGCTCAGGTTTCCGGCTCGCATCATGCTGTACAGGCCAGTGACCATCCAGTAATCAGCGTTGGTCTTCCACGGGTAAAGCTCGGCTGTCTGGTAGTCACCGCGCTTGGCACAGTAGGTCATCACCATCGAATACAGCTCTTCTTCGTCAGGCATGCCAGCGGCGCTGAATGACGCCTCTTTGCACCACTCAATGAACTGGCCCGGTGATGGCAGAAACGGCGAACCGCTGGCGCGTGCGTGCTTCATGCCTGCTGACAGCTGCTGCTTGCTGTGGATTCCGTTCTCGGCGAAAGCGGCGACCCACTGGCGTTTTGCTGCTGCCTCGTCTTCTGGTCGCTTCCATGCTGTGCTGACCGATGCCGGAAACACCTGCTTCAGGTTGGTGAATAGCGCGTCTACCAGTCGCTCTACGCCTTCATGCACGCCACGGTCTACCGGTTGCGGGCCGTCGCCAGCCAGACGGGCCATAGCACCTGCATCGCGGCTCTGAATTGCTGATACGAGTTGTCTCATAGGAATTCATTCTCCCAGGCTTCGCGGCTGTTCCAGTGCTGAGCGGGTTGCTGCGGCTCTGGTGCCTGTCGGTTTCGATTAGGTTGATTCATCTGAGCCTTGAGCGTGTCCCACTTTTCGCGGAGCTTTGCAGGGCTCATAACGTTGGTTTGCCAGAACTGATCGGCATTGGCCCATTTGAATACTTCGCAGATATCGTGATGACTCACCTTAAGTGCGTTGCGCATCAGTCGAATTTCGTTTGACCAGGAAGGCCAGTTAGGTGTCTGCGCGGTCGGTGCGACTATCTGGATTTTAGCGAAGAGCCATTCAGCAGCTTTCAGGTCGTCAGCGGTTCCCCACTTATCACCCTTGGGTGACTGAATGGCTGCATCAGGACGAAGAGAAGGAAGCTGCTTAGGTGGTGAGTCAGTGGATTCGTTAGAATTCTCTGACGTAGTGTTTTTAGTATTATTGTTTTTATATTCTTGTTCATGATGCGCGGCTTTATGCTCGGACATATGCGCGGGGGTGGCACTTGAAGCCTTGGTATCACTAGCTTCGTTATGCGCGGACATATGCGCGGCGTTATGCGCGGGTGTAGAGGCTATTTTTTCAGCATATTCGGCATAATTCAGGATGGTGATCAACGTTCCTTTTCGGCGCTCAGCCAGGACAGAAATCATCTCTTCCTTCACGAAAAATGCCAGCATCCTTTCTACTGCGTGGCGGCTTGTTGGCTCGCCATTGCGATCACAAAGTGACAGTCCTAAATCTGCTGAGGTGGTTACCAGTTGCCCGATCTCCAGCGGCCATCTGTGGCCCTTATAATTCGCCGTGTATGGCTGTCTGGCTGCGTCAATAAGTAGGTTTTCCCAAAGTGTCCTGAGAAAGACATCCTTGGCCCATGGCTGCTTTTTGACGCTCCGGTACAACGGGATGTAACCATGCTTCTGGTTCTCCATCCTGTTGCTCCTGAGTTGCTTTGCAGCATTAAAATCGTAAACCTGTGCGGTACTCATGCGGCTCGCTCCTGAACCTGATGAGCGGCCCATAGACCGGCGATCCACTGGATGCCTTTCGGCGTGAATTTGTTCTGCGTGAAAGCGTGTCCATTGCTCTGGTTCTCACCTGTTTTGACGGTGAAGCGGCCTGCATCGATGTGCTGAGCGTATGGAGTAAGCTTCCCAGCCAGCAGATACATGATCTCGCTGTCCAGCAGGAAGTGACGAAAGGCGTTCTCTTTGATGTGCAGCAGCTTGCAGGTTTCGCGGAAACCAAGTGATCCGCTGGCGTTGACGTAGCTGTCTACGAACTGCACTTTCGGCGCGGCGATTGCCAACTGGTTTTCCAGCACCTGACGCTGTTCGACTTCAACGGTCAGGGCTTTCAGTGCAGAGAGGTAATCGGTAGGTAGCTGAGTACCGGTTTCAAGCTCTTGCCAGCGGTCTACTAGGCGAGCGGTAAATTCAGGGGAAAGCTGAGCAACAACGATATAGCTGTCTCTCTTGCCCACCAGGTAGACAGAAACCGTCTGACCTGAGTTGTTTTTAACCTCCTCCAATGGAGGAAGTTGGATAGTGCCGCGCTCTGCCAGTCTTTCGATAGTGCGCTTAACATTGTCATGGCGTGATTCAACCAGATAGGCAATCTCCTGGCTGCTCATTGTCGGGTTTACTGCTGTAGATAATTGCATGTATAATTACCTCAGAAATTAAGTGTGATTTGAGAAGCCTCAGCTGTTAGCGCAGCTGGGGCTTTTTGCTTTCCGATCGCCTGATAGGCGCCCTGAATGGCCCGCCCAAGAGGACTCACTTCAACAGCCATTCGTGCTATACAAAAAATCGTTGCTACATCCCGCCAGTTAGTCCGGCTGATTTTTGTCTCATGCCATCCAGCCAGTTCTGCGAACTTACGACCAGTGAGTTGGGAAAGCGTTATCAGCAGATCCGTCTCTGCGCGGTCAATCTCTCGCTGAGTCGGTTTGCTGTAGTTTGCGTCGTGCATAGTTGATAATTCCGTTTGTTAAATAGTTAGTTGCGTGACATTGCGGAGTGCAGTCACGTCATTGAATCGTTTGTTTGATTACTGCCCTTTTTCAGGGCGGGGATGTTTAAGAGCGGAACTGCTTAAGCTGCGGTCTTTCTTGGTGGGAACAAAACATCTAGGTTTGTTTTGCCACCCAATTTGTTCAGCGCTTTAACTAGGCTGCGGCATGACTCTAAATCTGGTGCTCGAATTCCTGTTTCGTAATTAGCCAGGCGGGACTGATTCCAGCCGCACGCGGTCGCCAGCACAGATTGAGTGATGCCAAGCTTTTTCCGTTCGTTGGCAATGTTGTTCATACTCGTTCCTTAAAAGTGGTCACTCAACGCACATTAAACACAATTTGTGATTCGATATCAACACAAATCGTGTAAAGCCTTTTAACACGGACTGTGATACAAAATGCGCATGAACAGAATCGAATCCATTTCATCCAGAATTAAGCGCTTGCGCGAAGAGCGAGGTCTTTCTCAGAAGGCTCTGGCGGAGCTTTGTGGATGGGCCTCGCAATCTCGCATCGGAAATTATGAATCAGGGACCAGAAGCGTTAGCGTAGAAGACGCAGAGGTGATCGCTAAGGCGTTGGGCGTGTCTGCGCCTGAGCTTCTGTTTGGCGATGCTTATAAGGGACAATATAAGCCTGGTAAAAAATATCCGCTGATCAGTTGGGTCAGCGCCGGTGCATGGAGCGAAGCTATGGAACCCTATTCTCTTCAAGAGATCGACGAGTGGTATGAAACTGACGAGCCGGTTTTCGGCAGTGGTTTCTGGCTGCGCGTGCAAGGTGATTCAATGACTGCCCCTGCAGGCCTGAGCATCCCTGAGGGAATGCTAGTGCTTTTCGATACCGGCAAGGAGCCCATAAACGGCAGTCTTGTGATCGCAAAAATCACAGAAGCGAATGAAGCGACATTTAAAAAGCTGGTCATTGATGGCGGGCAGAAGTATCTCAAAGGGCTAAATCCAGCCTACCCAGCAGTTCCAATCAATGGTAATTGCCGCATTATAGGCGTTGCAGTTCAGTCTCTTATGAGGCTATAGCCCTCAAGCAAACCCAATCAAACCCGCTTCGGCGGGTTTTTTATTGCCCTCAAAAAATATTTTCCATTTCAAATCAATCACATCACGTGGCGTGATGAAATAAATCACAATTTGTGTTGACTGATAAAACACAATTTGTGATTATTCATCTCGCAGCAGGACGCTGAAGTAATAACGGGACAAGAGATTTAGTCCCTGCTCCTTAACAGATGGCGCTGAAAAAGCGCAAACATTCAAAGCAGCAAGCTTTGGGGTGGTGTGAATTGCAGCGTGAAAAAGCGCAACTGCGGAGATCAGCGTCGCAGCACGTCACCACCAAAGCTAACTGACAGGAGAATGACCATGAATGCACAAGAAAAACGCCGTGCAGCTCGTGCTGAGAAACAATCAGCATGGAAGCAAGCCAACCCCCTGTTGGTTGGCGTGAAAGCTTCGCCAGCGTGCCGCCCGATCCTCACGCTCAACCGTAAACCGGCAGATCGTGTAGTGAAGGCAGTAGACACCGAGACGGAGTATCACAAGCAGATTCTTGCGGGTGCTTCGAAGTATATGGGCGGCGAGATTGAATCAGGAATGTGCCTGCCAGACGTAGCGAAATACGCAGCAGGCTATCGGAAATCTAAAGACAACGTGACGGCGAGGTGAAGGATGCTCCGTGAACAATACCACCCTGAAACTGTAGAGTTTGAGATTGTGGAAAACGGCCCTGACGCCACGAACTTCGTTATTAAAACAGTCAGAGGTGAAAGTTCGGCCCGGATTTCAGCTGCAATCCTACAGGACCGTAACGGCTATCTGGGTTACGGATACACAATTCGACAGGTCGCTTAGGCGGCCTTTTTTACGCCACCTGTTCACTAAACAGCGTGGACGCAGAAAATAACAACTGAGGATTTAACATGAGATTTTGCAAAACAGAGTGCAACCCATCTGTCGATGCTGGCAATTCTAAAGCAGTAGCCATTGGTGACTTCACTATCAGCAACTTTGGTGACGGTCAGATTTGGATTGAAGACGGCGAAGAAGATGCAATGGCAATCGACGAATCGAAGCTGGTTGAAGCGCTTAGGGCATTTTACTACGCCAACTTATAGGACATGGACGCAGCAGAACATTAACCGGCTCCAAATGGAGCTTTTTTTACGCCTAAAGGAAAGAAAATGCGTGTAGATAACGAAGTCTTGAATGTGCTTAGCGCCTGCCAATGTGAGGGTTACAACCTGATTCTTACCGGTCAGCTTGACCGCAATTTATATACCCGCACCAACAAGGTGATTGAAGCCGCTGGGGGCAAATGGAACCGCAAGGTCAAAGCGCATGTTTTCGATATCGATGCAGCTGAACGCATAGAGCAAATCATCCTTACCGGCGACGTTGTGGTACCTAAAGATGATTTTGAGTTCTTCCCTACCCCGCCAGATGTTGTAAGGCACGTGATTCATTTGGCAGATATTCGCGATGGGATGAAGGTTCTTGAGCCCAGCGCTGGTCAAGGCGTAATTGCTAAAGCCGCTCATGACGCAGCAGCTAATGTGATGATTGATATGTATGAGCTAATGCCTGCCAACAATGGTGTGCTGCATGCTCTGAATCTTAGCTTGTCTGGTATCGGAGAGCCTGTCGATTTCCTCACTGTTGAGCCAGCCGCTGTTTATGACCGCGTGGTAATGAACCCTCCATTTGGTCGCCAGGCAGATATTAAGCACGTTACTCATGCACTGAAGTTCCTGAAACCTGACGGCCTGTTGGTGTCGGTTATGGCATCTTCGGTGACATTCCGCAGTAACAAGCTAACTTCGGATTTCCGCCAACTGATTGAAGATCGCGGTGGTCATATCGAAGAGCTGCCAGAAGGTGCATTCAAATCATCCGGCACAATGGTAAATACAGTCATCGTAGTTATTCCAGCATAACCCGCCCCCGAGCGGGTTTATTTTTACCATAACCAAGGCCAATACCATGAGCACACAAGATTGCATTATCTGCTGGGTAGTGACTGCTTTGCTGATGGGGTTGGCGATGATAGCGAGGATTTGAGATGAGTAATTTTACTAAAGGCCCATGGGTAGCGGATAAAACCTCCCGGGCAATCGGTCCGGTTAGCAAGGATGACGACCAGTCATATGGCATGGTAATTCCCGTTGCATGGGTGGAATTTGACCCTGAAGTCGAGATTCAAGCGGCAAACGCTAACCTGATAGCGGCAGCGCCAGAAATGCTCAAGGCTCTGCAATTTATTCAGCCATGGGTGCCAACACAAGATGCGGAGGCTACGCATTTAGTCGAGCAGGCAATTCGAAAGGCATTGGGCCAGTAACCACTGAAGGAGAGAGAGGATGGAATGGAATAAATATTCAGATAGGAAGCCCGATGTCGCTGGCGTTTATCTGTGGCGGATGGGGAGTAGGAAAGTTAAAGGCCTGACAATTGTAGCCAGGTCGAAGTTTCGTCTTCGCGGCGCAGGTTACGAGAATGTTTTATCTCCAGAATTCGATTACTGGAACGGATATTCACTGGTTTTGCCTGGCGAACTTGAGTGGGCGGAAAATGATGAATCTCTGGCTGATATCACCTTTGAGAATCTCCCGGACGCTAAAGAGTGTCCTTTCTGCAAGAAGCCTCCAGTCATTAAAGCATTTGAGTGGAATCGGGGTTGCCGTGTCAGTCCTGAGCCATACATCCTCAATCAATTTCAACTTAAGTGCTGTGGTTGGATTGCACCAATCACATTTGAAAGTCCTGTCGTAGCCATTGAAAAATGGAATGAAAAATTATCTTCGTGACACCGTAAAGCTGTCTGCTTAGACGGCTTTGAGGTGCTACGCACCAACGCTCAAGAGTCGAGCCCTTGAGCAACAAATAGAACGTTAGACACCTTCGCCCTCTCCGGAGGGCTTTTTATTGCCCGCAGGAGAGGAATATGAGCGAAACAACGGAATTGGCAGTACTTGAAATCAAACCAGAGCAGGCACCTACCCTTTACGTTGCTGGCGGTCTTGATAGCTACCTCGAACAGATTCGTCAGCAGACAAACGAAGTTCCTGACCTCACCACAGCTAAAGGGCGGGCACGTATCGCGTCACTGGCGGCGCAGGTGTCACGAAGCAAGGTTGCAGTAGAGAGGCCGGGCCGCGATTACCTGAAGCGCCTGAAGGAACTGCCAAAGGATGTCGAGGCTGAGCTTCGTCGCTGGGTTACTGAATGCGACGCTATGCGTGATGAAGTGCGCCGCCCACTTACCGAGTGGGAAGCCGAGCAGGAAAGGATTGCCGCTGAAAATGCCGCTGAGGAAGAAAGACAGCGCATCGCAGCTGAAGAACTGGCCGCCGCTGAAGCGATGAAGAAGCAATTCGAATCAGATCACGAAATCGGCCTACTCCTCAACGACAAATTCGACCGTGACGCCGCCGAAGCGAAAGCCGAAGCAGAGCGCCAGCGCATTGCCCACGAAGAGGAGATTAAGCGTCAGGCTGTCGAGCAGGCACGTATTGAGGCTGAGCAGAAAGCGCAGCAGGAACGCGAATCTTCAGCCAAGCGTGAGGCCGATTTAAAGGCAGCGGCTGAGCAGGCGGAGCGTGAACGCATCGAATCACAGCAACGTGCCGAACGTGAAGCCACAGAGGCCAGAGAGAAAGCTGAAAGGGAAAAGCAGCAGGCTATCGAAGCAGAACAACTTAAGGCGCGGCAGGAGGCCGATCGCATCAAGCGGGAAGCCGAACAGAAAGAAGCCACTCGCCTTGCTGAAGAGAAACGCATTGCAGACGAAGCCGCAGCGCGTGCCGCAAATGAGAAGCATCGTAAAACGATTGGCACTGAGATTGTTACTGCGCTACTGGGCCGCACCAGCATAACCCGTGAGCAGGCGATTGAAGTTCTGATTGCGCTGAAAGACAACGAAATCCCGCATACCCGCATCACCTATTGATTTAACCACTTAACCAACACCAAGGAATCACCCATGCAGACTTATGCCGTCGCTGGGGCCACCCACATGGGTGACTTCGGCTTTAACACGTCACAACTTGATCGCCTCGTTCGCCGCCTCCGTTCTGGCTGGCGCTCTCTTATCGACACTCTAAACCAGCCGGGGCAGCCATGAGCAATCCAACACAAGCGGAGCAGTACCGTAAGCAGCAGGAAGAGCTTGAGCGCCAGCGCATGTTAGAGCGCACTCAGGATTATCCATTCATCAACCAGATGCTGAGAATGCTCGGCATGCCGGAGAGAAAATGAGCAGATTCACGTTAAGCGCAAAAGACAAATCCGAAGTGCTACGCATCGTTGAAGCGCTGCCGGTTGAAGAGCGCGAGCATGTCGCTGAAGAGGTCGATGACTGGATGAATAGCCATCATGTTAACCCACTGATGATGGCGGCGCAGGTAATGCTGAGCCAGCACTGTTCTCAGGCGGCAATTTCCGTGCTCGACAGCAATGATGACTGGCACATCAAGTTTGATGAGATTCTCCGTGACCTACTGGTATTCGCAGGTGAGTGCGATCGGAGCGTTAATATTTTGGTTAAGAAGGTGGCCTGATGAGCAACGAATTAGCAGTAACGGCGTCGGCACTTGCCGAGAAAGGGATTGATATTGCGACATGGAGCGCCCTAAAGAACAGTATTTATCCGGGTGCTAAGGAAGAATCGGTAATGATGGCGCTGGACTACTGCCGCGCACGACAACTTGACCCTCTGCTGAAACCGGTTCATCTGGTGCCGATGAGCGTAAAAGATCAAAAGAGCGGCAAGAACGAATGGCGAGATGTTGTCATGCCTGGTATCGGCCTTTATCGCATTCAAGCCGACCGTTCCGGGGATTACGCTGGAGCTCATGAGCCAGAGTTCGGACCTGACATTACTCAGTCACTAAATGGCGTGGAAGTAACTTACCCGCAGTGGTGCAAATACACCGTCAGTAAGCGCATGCCAAGTGGTGAAATCGTCGAGTTCAGCGCGAAGGAATACTGGATCGAGAACTACGCCACCTCAGGTCGAGACACCGCTGCACCAAACGCTATGTGGAAGAAGAGACCATATGGACAACTGGCGAAGTGTGCTGAGGCGCAGGCATTGCGTAAGGCTTGGCCGGAAATTGGTCAGCAGCCAACCGCTGAGGAAATGGAAGGCAAGACGCTCGATGTGAGCGATATGCGTGATGTTACTCCTCAACGGTCACAGGATGCGCAGGTGCTAATGGCAAGTAGCGAAACGCTGCAAGCGATTAGCGACCTTCTGATGAAGTTGGACAAGGATTGGGATAACGACTTCCTCCCCCTGTGCCGCACCATCTTCAAGCGTGAAATTTACGAAGCCAGCCAGTTAACCGAAGAGGAAGCGCAGAAGGGATACAACTTCCTTCAGAAGCGAGCGCCGGAGGCAGCATGACACCAGACATAATTCTTGAGCGCACAGGGATAGACGTGCGCAATGTTGAGCAAGGCGGAGAGGATTGGATGCGCCTTCGCCTAGGCGTTATCACTGCTTCTGAAGTATCGAATGTCATATCGAAGCCGCGCAGCGGAACAGCATGGAGTGAAATGAAAAAATCTTACTTCCATACGTTGATTGCTGAGGTGTGTACGGGCGTATCGCCCGAAGTAAACGCCAAGTCTCTGGCGTGGGGAAAGCAGCATGAAGTGGATGCAAGGACGCTATTCGAGTTCACATCAGGCGTTCAGGTGACGGAAGCGCCGATCCTTTACAAGGACGAATCACTTCGCACCGCCTGCTCTCCTGATGGTCTTTGCAGTAATGAATTTGGTCTTGAACTGAAATGCCCTTTCACCTCTCGCGACTTCGTTAAATTCCGCCTGGGAGGGTTTGATGCCATCAAGTCAGCCTATATGGCGCAGGTTCAGTACAGCATGTGGGTAACCGGCAAGGATGCTTGGTTCTTCGCGAACTACGACCCGCGCATGAAGCGCGAAGGCATTCACCATGTTGTCGTTGAGCGCGATGAAAAGTTCATGGCTGAGTTCGATACGCACGTGCCGGACTTCATCGAAAAGATGGATTTATCGTTGGCTGAAATCGGCTTCACTTTCGGCGACCAATGGAGGTAACCATGCTCAAACAACCCCACTACCGCCGCAACCACCGGCCCAACAATGGCTTTAAGGAAAAGGTCGTGTGGCAACTCAGCAAACATCCAATGACAGGGCGCGAATTAAGCGCCCTGTTTCATATGTCGCTCGGTGAGTTCAACAGCCTGATGCGTGGATGCCTGCGCGGGAAGACGGCGGTGATTACCGCTTCCAACCCGGTGCCGGTGGATGCATGCACCGACTACACCTACACGCTGGTCAGCACCAAGCGTGTCACACGAAGCGATCCGGAAACAATCTTGCTCACTGCGAGAAGCTTTGGCATGGCTACACCGGGAAGTCGAGAGCGCAACACATTAGCGGCACAGCGCCGCGCCAGATTAATCGACGCTGGCCTGTACCCGGTTGGCGAATGAGGGGAAAGAGATGAAAGAGCGCGGAATTATCTTCAATACCGAAATGGTTCGTGCAGTTCTGGAAGGCAGAAAGACGCTGACGCGCCGGATCATGAAGGTGCAGCCTGAATCAAATCAGTACGGTCTGTTGCGCATCATTGACTCAACTAATCGCAGCAATGTTGGTAGGTGCCATTGGGCTGAGTCGAATGCTACTGGCACCCACTCTCGTTCCAAGCTGTTTTCCTGTCCGTTCGGTGCGGTAGGTGATCGCCTGTGGGTGCGGGAGACGTGGGCTATTGTGAGTCATGCTTTCGATGATGATGGCCTGATGATTGATTACGTCCCTGACCGACCGGCAAAAAAAGTGCATGAAAAGCCGTTCGGTAATGGCTATTACTCTGGCCACTCCATTTACGCTGCTGACGGTGGATTTACGTGGGGTGATGATGACGGCTGCGTGGATGGTCGATCATGTTGGAAGCCATCCATCCACATGCCGCGCTGGGCTTCCCGCATAACGCTGGAGATAACCGGCGTTCGTGTGGAGCGGCTGCAGGACATTAGTGATGCTGATGCTAAGTCTGAGGGTTGCTGGTACGGTCACGGCGGCGGAGAACCAGACTTTGCTGTAAACCCATCAGACCATTTCCCAACGCTATGGGCATCAATCTACGGAGAGGAAAGCTGGCAGGCTAACCCGTGGGTGTGGGTCATTGAGTTTAAGCGCGTGGAGGCTACCCATGACTAACAACCAGCAACTTGCAGCACATTGCCGCGACGTTATCGCCAATCCGCAAGACCATCTGGATTGGGTGGTGGATATGGCGAGGGCGGCGCTACGGACTATTGATGCCAATTTAAAAATCTATACGCCTGCAGCATTCACAGCGCGTGACGCCAAAATATTTTGCGCAGCTCATGGAGTAGAAAGCGCTTTCGAGCTGGCTTCGCAAATGGCTAATTACGCCGTCGATAAGGTTGTGCGCCTCAATGCCTCGCACACAGCACAGATAGAGCCTATATGTGCCACAGGTGGTGCAGAGTGGGTGAAGTGCAGTGAGCGGATGCCAGAAGTCCCATATCATCAAGACCAGTTGATAGTATATACAGACTCAATGATTGTCATGGCGGCTTGGTTTAACAGAATCGATAGGGTATTCAAAGATGAACACAACGGCTGTGTTATTGACGATGTAACCCACTGGATGCCACTACCAGCAGCGCCGGAGGGAAACTGAATCCTGAGACAGAAAACGCGTTAAGGGCCGTAGCGCGTAAGTGCAGAACGGAAATACTCACTGCCATTGACGGCAAGCCCAAATCAGAACACGACCGCATCACCACCACACTTCTTGATAAACACGCAAAGACCATAAACTGCCTGCCGCCCAATACGTTCCGGCCCAAAGCCTGGCTTGTGTATTACGTGCGCCAGATTGAAAAGGAGATTCGCAATGTCAGTTGAATTAGTAGATAAGCGCCGCGCCAGTGATCGTATTAGCGGATTAGGGTTGCCAAACGGAACGTGGTTCAAAGTGCTCGCTATTCCCGGCATGGGAAAGTTTATAGACACACAGCATGCCAACGACCCATTGAGCGTTACCCCAGCAAAAGCTAAGAAAATGGCTGATCTGCTGGAGCCATGGACGCCGCCCGATGGTTGGTGCAATGGAAACGACCGCGAAGCCCACGCCAGAATGAAAAATTACCTGATCGAGTTTTTCCGCAACTGTAACGGCTTCCGCACTTACTAATCCCCCACCCCATTAACCTTTATCGCGCTCTGCGTGAGGAGTTGTTATGTCCAGAGACTTGCTTTTTGAATGGCTGAAGAGTGGCGAATACATGCCATCAGAGTTAAGGGATTTTCACAACCAAAAAGACCTGTTTAAGGCGATGCACAACACCATCACTAACGCTGATGAGAACGGCAACTGGAGAGACGGTCACGTCTATGTCGTGGACACTTTTCTATGGTATATGGCACGCTGCGGTTACACGCTACAGCGAAGCCGCAAGCAAGTGCCATTCAAAAGCATGGATGACGACATTGAACGCATGAAGAAAGAGGTGACGGATAATTTCTCAAACATGCTATCAGCAAAATGACCACCACCTGCGAAGACCTTCCCCCGGCTGAGGTCATCATTTATTTCAGCCTTCTCGCTGCACTAATCATCGCTTTTATCCTCGGCAAACCACCTAAGGAGTGAATGTGGCTATATGGTCACATTTGCTCTTATTTGGTGGGGTTGTTGCTATATACCAACATTGGAGTTCGGATTATGGAATTGCGTGACGATACGCTCGTTGACCTGAAATTCATCATGGCCGATACTGGTTTCGGCAAAACCTACATTTATGACCGTGTAAAAGACGGAACCCTCTGCAAGCCCATCAAAATCAGCGGACGCTCTCGCTGGAAATATCGCGATCACCTCGAGTTCAAAAACAAGCTAATTTCCGGCTGTGACGGGTAA